CCCGCCGGAAACCCTCAAGATTCAGGCTGGACAATGGGTTCGGGCACGGTCTACGCTTGTAATCCCGATGGAGATCCGCCTGGCTGTCCTCCCTTAGGCTCTTGCTGCTTTTTAAGAGATTCCGATTCCGATGATTTAGATACTTTAGCAGCCTCGAATCCGATAGCACCTCGTAGTGGATATATCGGATACGCACATTGTGTTGATGATGTTACAGAAATAGAATGTACAACGCCTATGGCGGACGATGTGCCTGGAGTCAAAGTTATTGCGACCGCAATAGGTCGTGGTAAAGGATTGGAAGGAAGATGGAGCGAAGATTCAACATGTGACTCCACCGATATGAATTGTTTGTGTGACTGTATAACAAAAACAACCGACAGTGGTGGTCTGCTCAGTGGAATAATACCAGATGGCTGTTTAGTAGACGCATCTGGTAATGTTCATATAAGTTTATACTCCGCTACCAACCTTGTAACGCCATCTTCGCATTATCATGATTTTTTTGCACCCGCAGGGCAATACGACCCGGCACCAGCTTTCAGTTTTCAAACGCTCGTTAATGGGATGGAGGTGGAAATATGTTTTAATAATTCGCTTAATTATAAATGTTCTGATGTGTCTCCGACTCTTGAGCCACCGGGACAAACTTATACCGGCTGTGTCCGTGATGACAGCGAAGATCCAGACATACAGTCTTATCATTGTTGCCGAACAGGTTCCCCAGCATTATGGGAAACAAATTCCTGTGCCGCACCTTCTTGCCAGTTTCGGTACGTATGTTATTCAAGTACAGGATGTGGTGAAGGTGAGTGGATCAGAGATTACTGGGCTCACGCAGGCTTTATACACACAACGTCAAATGCTTGTGACAGCATGTGTTATGAATATTATTATTGTGACATAGAACTTCAATGGGATTGTACTTCTGGTGGCTGTGAAGAAAAATCAGCCCCACCACCATGCGGATTAGTTGGCTATGGTGGGAAGTCCAACCCGATGGGAAGCTCTCTGCATACTGGCTTTCCCCCGGTTGGTGAGAGTGAGTTGCTATCGGATGATTGTCCTGGTGACTGCTGTGATGATTGTGGATATTGTTGTGCTGCTCCAGATTTTGTCCCTAGCGAGGGATATCCACTTGGACAAAATTCACTAATATTTGGAACATCCAGTTTCGTTAGCGGCTCATGTCACGATTTAGAAACTGGTCCGCCGAGCCATCCCGATTGGATGTGGATTGCTAATCCTTCTGAGCGATGCCTTTGTCAGGCTCCATGTGACCCTGAGGATGGAATCGCATACAGTGCTACTGTCTGTTCAGCAGCACAGTGCAACTACGGCATACTTTATTCAGGACATGAGGCGGCATCTTCAGGACCTAACACTTCTGGATGGTTTTGTGGAGGAGAGGAAACAATACCAGCAGCAGTTCATTATATTTCTTTATGTGATTCTGGTATTGCACCAGAATTTGGCGAGACAACATCAACCACAGACGGATTCACTGTATCCATTACAAACATTGATGATATTAAAATTCAAGTTATCGAAAGTGATACCATCACATTCGCTTTGTCAGGAGTAGCTACTGCAAGTGGTTCAGTGTCAATTGACGATGAAACCGGCGTTGTAACAGTAACGAACGTTGCTGATGGTGTGAGTTCCACAGCAACAATAAAAATACATGATACGGTTGATACAACTCCTTATTACTCCGTTATCACTGGAAGGGTGGCACCTGGAGGAGGTGTTTTTGTTAGAGACGTCAATGCTGACATCACGGCTATTTCTTTGGAGGAAGCACTAACTCCAGAATTTGCTGAGCCATATCCTACAAATGATGGATTCTATGTGCAAATAACAAATTATGACTCCAGTTACACTTGGGCTGGTACAGCGGTAGCGGATGCACCATTTCGAATTCTAACTGGAAATATTTCAGCGTCTGTTGACGGCGAGGGCTTGGTTACGGTAACCGGTGTGTCTGCTGAAACGGATTCAACGGCAACGATCACAACGGAAAAAGCAGGCAGTGCTCCTGGCACGGCAGATATCGGAGATAAGTCGCTGGCTCCTGCGTTAATTCCAACATTTGGAGATACAGTATCAACGGCTGATGGTTTTATAACATTAATTACGAACTATGACGACAGCTACACGTGGACTGGTACTGCAACATCGGGCATTGTAGCGATTTCCAGCGGTGGTGTTGAAGGCCTTGGCTTCATCACGGTGACCGGCGTGGCTAACAACACAGCTTCAACGGCGACAATAACGACTCAAAAAGATAACTCAGATGAAGGAAACGCCCAAACCACAGCAACCTCACTTGCCGCATTAACTCCAACATTTGGAGCTACAACAAAAACTGCGGACGGCTTTACAGTGCAAATCACGAATTATAACGCTAATTATACATGGACAGGTGAAGCAACAGCACAAGGAACAGCAACTATTAACGGCAATGGCTTTGTAACCGTAACAGGAGTAGCTCCATTCACATCATCCGTGTTAACAATAAAAACGGATAGGACTGTGTGTCCAGATCCCCCCTTCCCATGCGTAGTCTATCCGCAAGGTTCCGATATGATTACCGAGGTTTCCCTGCATGCTGCGTTGATTCCACAATTTGGAAGTCCGACAGCAACGGCTGATGGATTCTATGTACAAGTAACAAATTATGATGCCACCTACACATGGGGTAGTACTGCGTCCCTTGGTTCTGCAACTATTGATGGCTATGGTTTAGTAACAGTAACCGGTGTTCCTGCCGCAGCCGTTTCGACAGCAACAATAACAACAACCAAAGAGGACTCGGTTCCTGGCGGAAATTATATTACAGGATTAGTGCCACTACTCCCTGCGTTAATACCAGATTTTGAGAGCATAACTCCAACGGCTGATGGCTTCACTGTGCAAATCAGTAACTACGATGGCAGTTTCTCATGGAGTGGAGAGGCAACAGCATCAGGTTCGGTAGACGTCAGTGGTAGTGGATTGGTCACGGTAACCGGTGTTGCTGCGGCGACGAGTTCAACGGCAACGATCACGACTACAAAGCCAAATGCACTCAATGGGTCCGCACAAGTTTGGACAACATCCTTAGGAGCGGCTTTAACGCCAACGTTTGGATCTCCGACACCAACGGCTACTGGTTTCACTGTCTACATAGGTAACTACAACTCAACCTACTCATGGGGCGGCACGGCAACAGCATCGGGTTCGGTATCCATTAGTGGAGGTGGTTTGATTACAGTAACCGGCGTGGCTACTGGAACGAGTTCAACAGCGACGATCACGACAGCAAAAACTGGATTTAACAATGGCTCTGCAACCGTCACAGAGACATCTTTAAACTCAGCCCTAACGCCAGCGTTTGGAACGCCGACAGTAACCGCTGGTGGCTTCACTGTACAGATCAGTAACTACAGTGGCAGCTACTCATGGGCTGGCACAGCAACAGCATCGGGCACGGTAGCCGTCAGCGGGAGTGGTTTGGTCACGGTTACCGGCGTGGCTGCTGCGACAAGTTCAACGGCAACGATCACGACTACGAGAGTTGGTTATGTCGGTGGAACTGCACAGATTACAGCATTTCCTACTGATGCCCTAACGCCAGCGTTTGGAACGCCGACATCAACCGCTGATGGGTTCACTGTGCAGATCAGCAACTATGATTCCAGTTATACATGGTCCGGTTCAGCAACCGCATCAGGTTCGGTAACCATCAGTGGGAGCGGTTTAGTCACTGTGAACAGCGTGGCTACTTTAACGATCTCAACAGCAACGATCACTACAGTAAAAACTGGGCATAGTAATGGAACCGCTACGGTCACAGAAACATCTTTAGATTCGGCTCTGACACCAACGTTTGGAAGCCCGACATCAACCGCTGATGGGTTCAAGGTGCAGATCAGCAACTATGACTACAGTTATTACTGGGCTGGCACGGCAACAGCAGGCACGGTAACCGTCAGCGGCACAGGTTTGGTCACTGTAACCGGAGTGGCTGTTGGGACAAGTTCGACGGCTACGATTACAACTGTGAGAGATGGGTATGCAGGCGGCACTGCAGAAGTCACGGCAACATCGCTGCTTGCAGCATTGAATCCAACTTTTGGCACCAAGACAGCAACGGCTGATGGTTTCACTGTGCAGATCAGCAACTACGATGCTGCCTACACATGGAATGCTGCCGGTTATGGTGCCGCATCTATTAGTGGCAGTGGTTTGGTTGCCGTAACCGGCGTAGCTACTGGAGTGAGTTCATCGGTGACGATCACGACGACGAGGACTGGGTATGTCGAAGGTTGGAGTCAAACCACAGAAACATCTTTATACGCAGCTCTAACACCAGCGTTTGGTACCATAACACCAAAGGCTGATGGTTTCACTGTCATGATCAGTAACTATGATGCCGCCTACACATGGGCAGGTACTGCAACCGCATCGGGATCAGTATCAATTAGTGGCACTGGCTTGGCTACTGTTACAGGATTGGCTGCCGACACAAGCTCAACAGCCACAATCACAACTACGAGATTGGGGTATGCAAGTGGCTCGGCAACAGTAACATCAACATCTGCCTTGATTCCAACATTTGGAAGCCCAACATCAACGAATGGTGGTTTCACGGTGCAGATCAGTAACTATGACTCGAGTTACTCATGGGCTGGCACAGCATCAGGTTCGGTAGCCATTAACGGCACTGGTCTGGTCACCGTAACCGGCTTGGCTGCGGACACACCTTCCACGGCTACGATAACCGCCACAAAAAACAGTATTGTCGGCGGATCAACAGTCACTGGCGTATCACTGGCTGCTGGATTGACTCCAACGTTTGGGAGTACCACACCAACGGCAGATGGTTTCCATGTACAAATCACGAACTATAATAATAGTTATTACTGGTCTGGAACGGCAACATCTGGTTCTGTTGCGATTGACGGAGGAGGTTTGGTTACAATAACAGGAGTCGCTGCCAATACCAGTTCAACAGCAACAATTACCACTGTATGCTTATCATGTGGCTCGATTGCACAGGGATCTGTTAGTAGTAACGCACAAGTCATGGCAACATCACTGCTTGCTGCATTGACGCCCGAAGTTAGTGCGAACAATTCAATAGTAAGAACTGTAGACGGTTTTACAATACCAATTACGAACTATGACTCAAGCTATACGTGGTCTGGAGATGCAACTTCTGGAGCAGTAGGAATTACAGGATTCACAGGATTTTTAATAGGGGAGGGCTTGATTACGGTAACCGGCGTGGCTCCAGACACGTATGTAGCCGCAACAATAACAACAACAAAAATCGGACACGCTATAGGAAAAATCACTGTGTTCTCAAGATCGCTTCCAATTGCAGCTTTAACACCAACATTTGGAAGCCCGACACCAACGGCAGATGGCTTCACCGTACAAACTAGCAACTACGACGCTGCCTACACATGGGCGGGTACGGCATCCGCAGCAGGAACAGCAACAATTAATGGTAGCGGTCTTGTTACAGTAACCGGAGTGGCTCCGCACACGCCTTCAACAGCTACGATTGTTACTAAAAGAACGGGATACGCAGATGGTATAGGGCGAGTCACGGCAACCTCCCTGTTTGCTGCGAAGACTCCAACATTTGGAAGCCCGACAAGAACGGCTGATGGGTTTACAGTGCAGATAAGCAACTACGATGATGCCTACATGTGGGCTGGTACGGCGACAGCATCGGGATCAGTAGTAGTCAGCGGCACGGGTTTGGTCACCGTAACCGGCGTGGCACCTGGAACGAGTTCAACAGCGACGATTACGACGACGAGAGCTGGATATGTCGGTGGCACAGCAGACGTCACGGAGACCTCGCTGCTTGCTCCACTAACTCCGACGTTTGGAGCCCCAACGAAAAATGCACATGGTTTTACCGTGCAGATCAGCAACTACAACGGCTTGTACACATGGGCTGGTACGGCAACAGCATCGGGATCAGTATATGTAAGCGGCACGGGATTAATCACAGTAACCGGCGTGGCTGCTGCGACGAGTTCAACGGCTACAATTACTACGACGAGGTCTGGATATGTCGGTGGCTCGGCAAGTGTCACGGAGATCTCACTGCTTGCTGAGCGGACTCCAACATTTGGAAGCACGACAGCAACGGCTGATGGCTTTACTGTGCAGATCAGTAACTACGACGCTTTGTACACATGGGCTGGTACGGCAACAGCGTCAGGATCGGTAGCCGTCAGCGGTACTGGATTGGTCACCGTAACCGGAGTCGCTCCTGGAACGAGTTCAACCGCCACAATCACGACGACACGGACTGGGTATGCCGGTGGCACGGCAAACGTCATGGCCACGTCTGTGGTGGGTGCTGCGTTGAATCCAACATTTGGAACCCCAACAGCAACGAATGGTGGTTTCACTGTACAAATCAGCAACTACAGTGGCAGCTACACATGGGCTGGTACGGCAACAGCATCAGGCTCGGTAGCCATCAGCGGCACTGGTTTGGTCACAGTAACCGGCGTGGCATTTGGAACGAGTTCAACAGCGACTATCACTACGACACGGACTGGGTATTTCGGTGGCTTGGCAACAGTCACGCAGACATCGAGTGGTATTGCCATGATCATGGTGACGGTTGGGAATCCTGGCAACGCTGCTGACGCAGGCAGTAGTAATCCTGGCTACGGCGCCGTGGCATACTCATACAAGATCGGGAAGTACCATGTAACGGGCTCGCAGTACACTGCGTTCTTAAATGCCGTAGGCTCGACCGACTCCTACTCTCTCTACAACGATTCTATGAACCAGTCGCAGGGCGTTGCTAAAATCAGTCGTGCGGGCACATCTGGAAGTTACACGTATGCCGTTATGGAAAGCACGGGAGATCTTCCGATAGCACATATTAACTGGTTTGACTGTGCGAGGTTTGCTAACTGGATGAGCAACGATCAGCCCAGCGGAGCCCAGACCAGCACGACGACAGAAAACGGTACGTACAATTTGAACGGTGCAACTTCTGGCAATGCTGTGGTTGTTAACGCCGCCAATCCGAATACGGGTTTAGCTCCGACGTACCGGATACCGCTTGAGAACGAATGGTACAAGGCGGCATATTACAAAGGCGGCAGCACGAATGCGGGTTACTGGACTTACGCCACGCAGAGTGACACTGCTCCGGGCAACGATCCCTTTTACCACAGTAGCCCAAATCAGGCCAACTACAATAATGTCTTCGGCAACTCAACGGGCGTAGGCTTCTTTAACAACAGCGCTAGCTTCTACGGCACGTTTGATCAGAGTGGCAACGTGTTTCAGTGGAACGATCTGGATGGCACAGTTGGCTCGTCTCGCGGGGTCCGGGGCGGCGGTTGGGCGAGTAACAGTTTTAACATTTCATCCTCGTTTCGTGGTACGAATAGTACATCGACAGCAGGCAACGGTATTAGCTTTCGTCTCGCGGGTACTGCGTAAGTGATTTTAGAAACCAGAATATAAAAAATATATGCTTTTATATCTTTATATTTATAAAATCAGGCAAACAATCCTTTATTATATTCAATAATTCAACTGAGCCTTTTTCGCTAAAAACGATCTCATTTCTTCCTCTATTTTTTTGATTTTTGCAATCACAATCCAATGAAGTGAAATAATTTGCAATAATTTTGCTTCCTTCTTCTCCAAATTTATGTGTTCTTAAATAGCATTTTTTTCTATCTTTTCTTCCTGCGTCTACAAACCAAACCATCCATGCATTTTCTGTTAGTATTTCTAGTGTTTCCTTTTGAATAATTTTGCTATTATTTTTATAAAAAAGCTTTTGAACTTCATGAAATACAGGATAGGCAATGCTATAACATCGGTATGTATTTTTATCTTTCTTTATAGTATTTTCATCTATCTTAAAAAAACATTTAAGTTCTTCTATTTTATAATTTAGCCAAATCTTGTTGCTCCCTCTCATCGCCAAATAATAATTTTTACCATTATTTGGTCTAATAATAGAAGATCCTCCTAATATTGTACCATAAAGTATTTGCTTCTGTGCATCTGTAATTATTGGTCCAATTTGATATGTCATGAACTATTTAGTAATTTGACAACAGTTATTACATGTGCGGACATTTGGAGGATACAAACAAATTTTTCCACAATAATACGGACTATATACTTTATATGGAAAATAAAGTAGAAATTAATAACAGTGTTTCTTGGAATAAAGCATCAGAATTTCCTGAAGAATATACGCAATATGTTAAATCTCTAGCATCAGTCGCTACTTGGTACTGGTGCCCACCAAAAAACATAGTATCGGAAATGGATGCAGTTGTAATGGGGGAACAGGTATGCGGTTGGAATGAGGGAAGAGATGATAACAATCCTGATGCTCCCGCTGCCGCTGCTAAATATAGAATAAGAAGAAATGAGCCAGAAAATTTAACAGAAACTCTAGAGGCGAAACTAAATCTGAATCAAGTTACATTACATCCAAGATATAAAATTGATAACACACAGGAGTTTCCATGTAGCGATACTCAAGATATAGCAGGAACTACCGACAACCGTTATGGAGATCAACAAGATGTAGAAGATTTACCGGATCCATTTCAGCATCAAACAGTTCAATACAAGAGATTATTATCCACCGCTGTTTCTGGTATAGGTAGCCATACATTAACTTTAAAAAATTTATCTCCTGACACACTTTATCTTTTTCAATGGTGGACCAATAATTCTAGCGGAATGGCTCCAGGTGGTTGTTTTACAACAGTTGGTGGCGGAACATTAAATAATAGCGGAGGAGGAGGAGGATTAGGACAGCATCAAGTAGGAACATTTAAAACGCCTAAGTCTTGTGGTCCGCCATGTGAACAAGAAGTAACTTTTGCTGGAGTTAGTGGAACCAATTACTTTGTTAATGGTTTTCAGTTGCGTACGTGTGGGTGTCCGTGTGGAGAATTGGTACCAATTCCGTGTGGATTAGAGCCATGTGGTGCTGCGGCTGGTCAGGTTGTCATCGAGTCAAAAGACATGAATCAGAATCAAGTAAAAGGCGTTGAGTTTTCATTTGTTGAATGCGAGAAGACACTCAAAGATGGTATATATGTATATTGCGATCCTAATGATCCAGAACAGTTCCCTCCTTGCCCTCCTCCTACCGGCATGTTATCAGAGTCTCCATCGGTGGAATCGCTCGACCACGGTGAAGAGATCGGTCCAGGACAAGATGGTAAACGTGAATGTCCTGGTGAAAACCAATATCCTGCTACCAACCCCTAGTTCATTTTCCATTATATTTCTCTGCCCATTCGATTGCCATATGTGTTCCTCTTGCTAGTAATCCTATTATTTGGTTGGGATTTCCAGATCCTTCTATAGCAATATTATCGTGTTCATTACTTTCTACCCAAACTAAAGAAAAAACTAAGTTTTTGCGACTTTTAAGTTCATTCGTCATTTGATATATTGTAACCAAAGAAAGATCAGGAAGACCAAGTTCTTTAAGTTGAGTAGTTTTTGTATTCTTTTGTAATTCCACTATAGATTTTACCTGATTTGAAAATAAGGTTAATGTGTGATCTATGTTAAGTGCTCCAATAATTAATTTATAAAACATTTTTTCTGGATTTCTTAAAAACACATCACAGCCATGCATGCTGTGTAAGTTTTCAACTATAAAAACAATTTCTTTTTGAGTTTTTTCTTCTAGCAACTCATAATAAACAGAATTTGTATTTTTATTAAAGCTAACAACTCTTATACCTTCTATGTCCTTAAAGGTATCAATAAAATCTTCAAAACTCATTGTTCCTCCTTGATTAGTATGTTATTCCTGACTGTTCTAAAACTTTGTGTAATTTAATAATATGTTTACACAACATCGGATCGTTTTTTGGATTCGCTGCCTTGCCTGTTCCAACTGCTGAATATGGCTTTCTTTTTCTGCCATATAAAGATTTATCTAAATGATTTGGATAGTTTCCTCTCCAAAAGAAATCTTTACAATTGCATCTTACTAGTACTTTATTGTTGTGATCTATTTTTTCTATAATATACTTTTTGTTGTTTTTATCAACTATTTGTACGGTATTTTTAGATTTTTCATCCATATATTTTATATTTTTAAAAACAATTATTGGCATATATTCTTTAGAATTTTCTATATTCTGTGCCAGACCCTTGATATACAATGTTTTAAAATCTAGATATGGAATCCATTCTAATTTAACTATTCTAATTGTATCAATTGAGTTTTGTCTTTTAGTAGTTTCAGGGAATGCCTTAACAGTACTAACATACAATTCTTGTATGCTTCCCTCTAATAAAAATTGTTTAAATCTCATATACTATTTATCTTTCAATACAGATAAAATTTAAAAATTTAAATACGATTTTGATTTAATTTGTACTACTTTATTTAATAGCGAACCACCATATTAAAAGAAGGGTAATAATGGAAGAATCAGAAGAATCAGAAGACATAGTAAAACAAAATGAAATTTTGGCAGAGTTCGATAAAAAAACTTTTGAAGTAAAGATGAGACCAACTCCGGGTGGTGGAATTGAAAAGGCGATTTTCATAGGAGGAGAGCTATTGGATTGGCAAGTTGATATAGACTCTTTAATGGAAGCTACAAAAATGGGTCCAAAATTCATGCGTGCCGTACAAAAGGATATAGAAAAGCATTTTACAGAAAGCGTATCAGACTTTATTGGAAGAAAAGTAACAGCAGAAGATATAAAAAAAGCAATCAAAATTGGTTATATTTGATATGATAAATCCAGAAAACGTTCACGAAATAATATGTAACCACACAATTGGTGATGGGGAGAAAATAGTCATAGATTTTGAACGTAGTGAAGGAGTTCATTTAGTTGATGCTCTTAACCACAATAAATATCTTGATTGTTCTGGTCAGTATGCGAGCATGGCATTGGGTTGGAATAACCCAAAATTAAAAGAGCATTTCAAAAATGACATGAAAAGCTTTGAATTTTGTGCACTACACAAAATTGCAAATTGTGATTTTTACACATCTGTTTATGCAGAATTCGTACAAAAGTTTTCTAAAATTACACCAGACTTTAAATATCTTTTTTTTATAGAAGGAGGAACTTTAGGAGTAGAAAATGCAATAAAAGCAGCGTTTGACTGGAAAGCTAAAAAACTAGGGTTAACCAATAAAGCTTGCGATTCAATAATCAATAAATTTGATATCATACATCTTAAGCAAGCATTTCACGGAAGAAGTGGGTATTGCTTATCTCTTACAAATACAATACAAAATAAAGTTGCGTTATTCCCAAAGTTTAATTGGACTAGAATAAGCAACCCAAAGTTGAACTTTCCTATAGTAGAAAGCAAAGCTATAATAGATGAAGAGTTGAGTTTGCTACAAGCAGAAAAAGCTCTTCAATCGAAAAATGTAGCAGCTATAATTCTGGAGACCATCCAAGGTGAAGGAGGTGAGAATCACTTTAGACCAGAATTTTTTAAATCCTTGCGTAAACTAGCCGATCAATACGAAACACTATTGATATTAGACGAAGTACAGTCCGGTGTTGGACTTACTGGAAAAATGTGGGCTTATGAGCATTTCGGAATAATACCCGATATGATTGCGTTTGGAAAAAAAACACAAGTTTGTGGCTTTGCTTCTACTACTAGGATTGATGAGGTAAAAGATAATGTGTTCCATGAATCCAGCAGGATTAGTTCAACTTGGGGCGGCAACATTATGGATATGTGTAGATTTAATAAAATTATAGACGTAATACAAGAAGATAATCTTGTTGATAATGCAAAAAATGTTGGGGCATATTTTCTATCAGAATTAAAAAAGGTATCAAATATAGAAAACATTAGAGGTATCGGTCTTATGATAGCTTTTGATCTTGTATCTTCTGAAAAAAGAGATACTGTATTAAAACGTTTAAGTAAAAACGCATCTATACTACCATGTGGAGAAAAATCTATAAGACTACGACCAAATTTAATTTTTAGTAAAGATAACGCAGATGAGTTTATTGGCTATATTAAAGGCTCTTTTGACTAGGCACAGTATAACTTAAAACTTTAGATCCAATTGATATACAAATTTCTCTAGTTCTTGGATTAAAACTATTAATTGTCCAATTTGGATTATCTACTAAAATTTTTCTTGGGTATGCTGTTTCTATTGGTTTATATTTGTTCTTATAAACTCCATTCTTTATATTTTTATAAAAATCTTTCAAATAAGCTGTGGCACTCGCTCCATTACCACCACCACCTATAAAAAAAATGTTAGGAGCTTTTGTGTACCCATATCCGGCATTTACTATATTAATTTCCGTCACCGCACCATTTACAACAATTGCCTCTGCTTCTGCGTCCCTTTGAGAATGAGAAAAATCTGGATGTAGATAATATAGTGGACCAAGTCCTGCTAGTTCACCAGCAATGATGTTTCCGTTAGCATCACGCCTAGGAAGCTTTTGCCATTCTTCATCGAATCTAAAACTATTCAATCCGCCAATTTTAGGTCTGAACTCTATTGTTGGTGCACTAGAGTATCCAGAACCAGATGAATTTAAAACTAATTTCTGTATCGGGCTAGAGTTTAAACGATCTATTCTTACAACATCCCCAGTTTCTACGACAGTAATGTATCTTGCGTCTGGCACGCTTGGAAGCATTGCAAGAAAAGAAGCTTTGCTAATATTGTTTGTGTTTTGGCAAGCTCTTTTTGAGTACATATTCTAGCCTTGATTTTTTTCATGAAAAGTAATAACATTATATATCATTATGAAAAGAAAATACACAGATCGAATCCTAATCCCAAAAATAGGAAATAATAGTTTTCTTTTTTACACAAAAGGATATTTGAAAATAGCAAATGGATATGAAAAAATTATTATAGAAAAAAAGCCTATGATAGAGTTTTCTATTAGAAACATGTGCCATTACAACATAATTGTTAACCCACTTAAGAAGTGGAAACAGAACAATGAAAAATACATGTTCGTAGAATACAAAAGCAAAGACTATTGCAACATAAAAATACTATATAATAAGAAAAAAGAAAAGTTCTACGTTTCAATATTTGATTTAATGTCTGATAAGAAAACAATGTTAATCACAAATATAAGTCGTTTCCCATGCTTAAGTTTATTAAACCAGTAGCAGACACAGTGTGTCTTTATCATCCGTTCGGGGGTCTGGGAGACCACTTACAGCATAGTACACTTCCTAGGCTTTTTAGCTCAATTAACAAAAAGGTTTTTATAAGCACAAAGTGTAATTTTAGTAATGAAGAAATAAAAGAACTAGTTTGGGAACGTAATCCATATGTTTCAGGGTTCTCTGATATGACCCCCAATATCGGTATGGAATGTTCTGCCGTTCAAAAAAAAGCTATTAGGATTTGGCAAAAAACATCAAATAGCATATCAAATATTGAAGCTGCCCATGGGTTTGATCGAGTACCATTTTCAAAACCAGAAATTCACTACAAGCCAAATAAAATATATAAAGTTGAAAAAAGGTTGATCTTTGATTGTAATGCATCCACAAACCACGAATATTCAAATAAAAAAGAAGCTCTACTAGAAATTATAAAAAATAAATTCCCTGAGCATACTATCAATTTCATAAAAAGTAAAAAATTATCATACTCAGAAGAAAAAAATTCAATTAATGATCAAAAAACAATTTATGTAGATTCTATTTTTGAATATTGTGATTATATATTTTCATGTGATGTATTCTTTTGTTTGTTGTCAGGAGCACATTCATTGGCACAAGCTATTAGAATAAATAAATCTTTTTGTATTGTGCAAAAAGATTTATTTAATATACACTTTGAAAAAGGATTATTTCTTAGTGATAACATAAGCTATATAACTACGGAATAGTACCATAAATTCATGAACAATTTAGATAAAGATTTTTATGAGCATCAAATAGATTTAATGTCACAGCGATATAGTTTAATGTTTAAAAAAAGAAATTTTTCATGGAACAAATATTATAACGAAGTCGTTAGTAAGCTTGATAATAATATGTATTGGGTATGGTGTTTTATGTGTGGCTTTGAAACAATAATAAAAGAAGAAAATTCTTTTAAAATAAAGAATAGAAAAGTATGGAAACAATTCGTAAATAAAAATACAACAATAAAAATTGCATCTATAATTGGAAGCACAAAAAAAGTTGAAAAGTATATTGAATCATTGCCAAAAAGCAACGGTGGCAATATGTTTTATCTAAAATAGTTCATGAAATATTTCATTCAAACCTAATTGATCGATGAAAAACAATCTATTGTTTTTCTCTACGTTCATAGCTTGCGTTTTATTTTTCAAAATTATAACATCATAATTTAAATACAAACTTTCAATGTCTTGCTCAATTGGTTTTGTTTCTATAAGAATTTTTTTGTGTTTATATGTACCGAGTGTTTTTTCTTCATTTAAATAACAGATAACATCATAATCAAAATAATCAAATTCTCTAAAATGTATAAAAGAACAAATTTCAACCTTAAAATTAATTAATTCTCTTTTATATTTATCAGCCTGTTCTTTTTGAAAGCTATCTTCATAAAAAAAAAGTATATTTAAATTATAACGTGTCAAATAACTCCTAGTATGTCATAAAAGTAGTCGTTATTACTGAGATTATCTTAGAGTTTGACTCTTGTGGAGAAAAATATTCATCCCATTCGCTTGGCTGTATGTTGAATTGTTTTTTATTAGAAGGACTATCAATATTATATCCCCAGCAACGTATAAGTCCTTTTTCTTTATCAAAAATTATATCAATATCAAATTGTAAGGCAGTAGATTGATTTGGAGTTCCAGCACCAGAACCTTTAAACTCAAAAACAATTTTGTAGTAATCTGAATTCATTTCTAAAAACTTTACAGGAAACATGATATATTTTGGATGTTTGCTCTGCGTTGCATTAAATAATTCTCTTGCTAGTTTTTTAGTACCATTGTATTTACCAGATGCATAATCTGAATCGTCTTTGCTAGATTCTACGGCAAGATCATATATGTGGTTTGCTATATTTTTTTCTTGATCTACATGATGATCATCAATATCGAAAACATGCTTACAAACTTGCACAGAATCTCCATTAAGGTCTTTTATTGTTTTTCTTGTTGTTATTCGTAAACTTCCAAATGGGTTTATAACAACAGACATATTATTATTATTTTGTATCCAATCAATATAAGTCTGCCAGTCTTTTGTTATTTGTTTATCTTCCGACAGGATTAAACTTCTTAGTTCATTAAAAAATTCTTCTGTTTTAAATAAAGACCAAGGTTTGTCTTTACCATCATATAGATCATTTGAATTTTTCATGGATTCTTTTCCGAATCCATAATCGGCGTATTCCAATAACCATTTTGAAAATCTCATGCTTTTGCTCATAGTCTATATAACGTTGCTTTGATTAAATTATTATCGTATTGCATATATATTATGTCAGTTAAACATGGAGGTATGTATAATGAAAACATTTTTTTGTATTGTATTGTATTGTTTTATGATTTTTTCGATGGATTGTTTTGCAGAAGAAGTGCGTAATTTTGATGATGCAGTAATATTGTCTAAGTCTAGTGGGAAAAAAATATTTTTATATTTTGGTGCAGAATGGTGTGTATATTGCACGAAAATGAACAACTTGTTTTATGAAAAAGATGTATCTGAGAGACTTGACAAATTCATTGTTTTAAAGCTGGATAAAGATATTGAGACTGGTCTTGTTGAAAAATTTTCAGTAAAATCCATACCAGACTACATGATTATGGACAGTAAAGAAAATATATTAAAAAGAGACAAAGGATATAAAACAAAATCAAATTTTTTATTGTGGCTTAAGTAGTTGTAAAATTATCATCTACTTTTATAATTTCATAATAAAAACAATCTGTATCTTCGCTTGTCCATCGATCACTTTTTTCACATACAAAAATTTCTTTATCAACTTTATATTTTGGAATAGATTTCTGATCGAGTGGCTTTGTTATAAAATTTGAATCTTTCCAAAATATTCTATTATTTGGCTGTAATGCAAAACACCCATTATCTAATTTTAATAAATGTGCATTCTTGTAATCATTGGGAGTTAAGCTAAAATTGTTATTTTCCCAATCAAATAAGTTGCCCAATGTTTAGACTTATCTTTCATGGCGATTTGACATCTCCAATTTACAAGATAATCAAATTTGCAAACAGTAATTTCATTTCCGAAACAGTTCCAAAGTTGAAGATAATCTAAATCTATTTTTGGAGCATCAAGTTTATGAACCAATGCAGAAATAGGAACATTTGCTCTTTGCATTCCAGATTCTGTCATACAATGAAATAATAACGCTCTATTTGCAACACTTCTTACTACAAATACGATTACTAATTCATATTCTTCAAAATTACTTTCATATGCAAAAAGATGTTATTTTTTTATGTTACAATAAAATGGTTCGATATTAATGTTCATTATTAAACCTACCAAATAATGTTTTATTTATATTTTATATATATTAAAATCCCAAATAATCTTTTATTTCTATTGTATGCCCTTGTTGCTTAAGTATTTTTATTAATCATATTGATTTGTTTCTTAAAAAAATCTGGCTGATCATTAATATCCATTAGTTATCCTACTAAATTTAATTTTCTTAATTGTTTCAGCCAAAAGTAGCATTTCTTCATACGAATAATTATCCGATCTAGTTACATTACAAGCAGAGCAACAAGGAACAACATTATCTATTGTGTATCCTTTTTTGTTGTTCATTCTATCTAATCCTGTTCCTGTAGGGTTTAGATCACAATTGCAATAATTACATTTTTGCGACATCAACAATTTGTATTGATCTTTTGTAATTGTCCATTCCATATTGCGCCTATTTGCTATGTTACCAGCACAGGCGAATCTTCCTTTTTCTGTTCTACATCTCATTTTTGCCATCAAAGATCTACAAACTCTGCAAATGTATTCTTTGCTTCCAAAATTAGACAGTGAAAGTATTTCTTTGCATTTGTTACACTGTCTTATTCCTTCTTCTTTTATTTTGCGTTTATCTATTCCTTTACATTTTCGAGAGCAATATTTTGTTTTTTCTATCAAGCATGGCAAAACGTAGATTTCTTTGTCGCAAATTAAACATTTTAATTTTGTTTTATTTTTGCGAGTAGCCTCTATTTGACATTTTTTAGAGCAATTTATCCTTATTTCAAGCTCACTTGGCCCTCGAACATGGAATTCTTTTCCACATTGTACACAGACTTTCTTTAAATTGTGAATTTTTTGATTTTCCATATCTTATTTATGCTTAGGTAATCAGAAATCAATTTCTTTTATTGTGACTTCATGACCTTCTTTCTTTAATATCTTGATGCGACTTTCACTGTGACTTTTAAGGTAATCGTTTATTTCAAATAAGAAATCATAATAGTCTAGTCCTTCTTTGTCGTCAGCAGTTCGTAGTCCTCTACCCATTCTTTGTATAATCATATGTTCAGCAACACCACCTGCACAGTTGATAAGATTGTGAATGTGACAATTGATTCCCGTATTGAAAATTTGTTGTGTTGCTATTGCTAAACAATGTTCATTTTTTTGAAGTTGTTTCACAACATTTTTTCTAGTTTTAGAATCATCTTTTCCTTGAACCCATAAACTATCTGGCAATAGCTCATGAAGTGCATCACCATGAGCTATTCGATCCACCAAGATCAAAGTTCTGCCCGTCTGCTTTTTCGCCAATCGGGTAACAATTTTATGGAAGTGATAACTTTCAGCAATGCCTCTCGTTACGGCATCAATATAGATATCGTGAGGAATCATTGGTTCTCTGATCGGATAGAAAATGCAATTAGAGTCAGAAAGAATACCTCTTCCTTGAAGCTCAGCAGTGGTTAATACCCCTGTTGCCGCACTTTTCACTTTGAGTACTGGTCCGAAGTACCCCCGCACATTAAACTTTTGTACATCATCTTTACCGCCAAATTTAAATGGAGTAGCACTTACGGCAACACGTACATCACATGCTTTTAATCTTCTATATACTGCTTTTGGAAGCCTGCTCATCATATCGTGGATTTCATCAACAATTAAAACTTTAATTTTTGGAAGTAATTTTTCAATTTTACTTACTGACTGCACGGTTGCTACCGTTATTATGTTTGGTTTAATTGATCCGCCCCACGCATTACCAACATTCTCAAAACCCATTTTTATCATTTCATCATAGTTTTGCTGTGCCAAAGACAATCTATTTTGTAAAACAAGCGTTGGAGTACCCTTTGGTAACGTTTTAATTATTCCCATCATAACAGCAGATTTACCGGCAGAGGTAGGTGCGAAAATTATACCCCTTTTGTGCTTAATAACTTGATTTATAAGTTCAACTTGATAATCTCTTAAGATAATTTCACAATTATCATTTTTAAAAAAGTTCTCATCTATATTTTTTTCTTTAAATTTTGTTTGTTCTCTTGTATCTTCAACTTCATATTCAATCTTATTATGTCTTAAAACAGCACTTACCTCTGGTAGCAGACCTGTTAAAAACTTTCCATTTTCAATAGAAAAAAAGTTGATGTATCCATCCCATTTTTTCATTTTATAGGCACGGTTGTGGAAATAATTTTTTTCTCTAAACCTAAGACGAGTCCACATATCATTTTTAATAATATCATCGTCAGATATGAGATAGGAATAATCATTAGCAATTTTTAGTAAATATTTATTCATTTTTATTTTTTTTTGTATTTATATCGGAGGATATTTCTTTAAAGGCTTCTTCCACTGTCCCACAAACTCCACAAACATCATATTTAGTGTTATTGAGACGCCAGTAGATATTTTTTTCATTTTTAGTAACTTTATAGTTGTGATATTGACCAAATTTAACCAAGTCCTCAAACATGAACTTTCTCATTTTGTGTCATTCTCATAGTAGAATAATTTTTTAAATAGTTTTTCTACTTCAAAAGTTATACATTCACTATAAACCTTGATATCAAAATTTTTAAAATCTTTAGCATCAAATAACTTCTTCATATACGGAGATAAAGTTACGTAATACGGACTAATATTACCAAAATTAACCCACAGTAGCAAGCTACTTTTTAAATCTTCATATTCTTTTAGTGTGGGGGTTTTTCCAATACTTTTTTCAATAAACAGTTTTGTTTTAGAAATGCCGTTGATTGCTTTTATAACTCCAAGTTGATTATATTTCAAAGAGTTATTCACCGATGGTGCTTTAAGTTTTTGTTTATACCTACTTTGCCATAATTTCCATCGTTTCCATGCTTTTTCTCCTACCAAGCACATAGGATCGATTAAAACCAATTTATTTTTAATTGATTGAAATTTAAGAACTTCTAATTGTGCTCTCACATAAAGATTATAATCTTTTTCTTCCAATATTTCTTCCGTTTCTCTTTGTAGCTTATAGCATATCTTAAAAATCAAAGATTTTCTAGGATCACCTGATTTTAGTCGAGTATGTTGGTAATCGGGGAAATAGGAGTTGCAAAGTTCAATCCATATTTTGGCAAGATTAAAAGCAGCGATTTCATCAGATTTTAATTCATATTTTTCAATAACGGATTTTTTTTGACTCAAATTGCACCTATTAATTAACTAATTACTTACTATATATTTTATCATGAACTTCTTTGAATGGATACTTTTTGAAGAAACCAAAATATCAATAGCATTATTTGCAAATGATGGTAGAATTGTCGTTTATGTAGATGGTAAAAGGCACACATATGTGACAGATGCAATGTACCATAAAAAATGGAAAAAACAAGCTAACAATGATCCTTTTATGGTTTTAAAACAAATTAAACAGCAAATAGAAGACGGTATTGCATTTGAACTTTAAATTTTTAAACTTGAATCTATTTATTTTTAATTTGAATCTATTTATTTTTAATTTGAATCCATTTATTTTTAACTTGAATTCATTTGTTTTAGAAGAATAATTCATGAATGGGTTAAACTTGAATCTATTTATTTTATTCCAACTTGAATTAATTACGCTGATAGACTATATTGGAAGTGTTCACCTAAAAGGTGAGCAACGACTCATATACTATTATTACAACTGAGTTGGGTGCTCTCTCACCCGTTAAAGCAACGATTGGCTATGCTCCCTTTCTTTGCTTTAAGAGAAAAGAACTTTGGAAAGTCTGTGGCACAGATAGAACCTTAAATAATGCTAACACAAGAGGCATTCGTATTTCCAAATCAACTGAAGTTATACTCGGAACGTAAAATGATTGGTGTCTATTCTTCATGAGGGAATAGAGCGTCCTGGATTAAGAGGTTGAATAAGCATAATGAACAGTGGTGTATTGGTTCTGATGTTTGTCTGAGTGAATGGTGAATCATCATTCATCGGATATTAAGGTAATGGGTAACTTACTCAGATAAACTTAATAGAGCATATAGAACCTTGAATCTTGGTTTAGTACTCTAAAGATTATGATTTCACAATCATACTTTTAATGATTCTAACGGATATGATTGTGCAATCATACTGATTAAAAATACATCTAAGTTGTTCAATCAATCGTCTTTGATCTCTTGAATAACTGATTCGTTTTTGTTATGCTAAACAAATAATGTCTCCTGAAATAATCTCTCTGCTTTCTTCTATAAACAATCAAACTGTTTATATTGTTTTTAATCCTGCTATATTTGATTTTACTGATAAAGAAGCTCAGAATGAAATTAAGATATGTCTTCAAGATGGCAGAATAATTGATATTAATTTAAATGAGAATAATTTATCTTTTATAATGTCTATTTTGAAGATTTCATTGTTTTCGGATGGAATGAAAATAATAGTTTGGGATTGGAAGGTAATCGCAACGTATGTTCTTGCAAACACAAAAAAGGACTACGCAGTCGATGCCGCAATTATTGATTTAAAAATTATTGAATCTTATGTTGGTAAAAAATTAAATCCACCAAAAAACATAAAAGAAGCAATAACACGGTTAAAGGATTTGGTTGTAAGTGGACACTGGAAAGAAGTGGATTTGATTTATAGAAATCTTCATTTGCCGCTTGCAACAGTTGTAATACCTCATTTAGAGTGTGCGGGCATTAATGACCTTCTAACAGGCACAAGGGTTCACGCCTTCTATGAGATAGACGGGCAGGAGAATGGTCGCCTAAGGAGTTTTCAAGCGTTTAAGCAGGGGTTTGTACCTCATGCCATGAAACCTTATGTGCGAGATAACTTAAAACCACGTTTTCTCGATGAATTATTCATGGTTTTTGATTTTAGAGCTATGGAAGTTCATATGCTTGCATGGTTGTCAAAAGACCCAGTTCTACAAGCACTCTGTAAACATCCTGATGTTTATTATGCTTTGTATGAGAAATTGACGGGAAAAGAGCCAAATAAAAAAAATGATAGAGATTTTGTAAAAAAAACGTTCTTGCCGGTTATATATGGTCAGTCGTCCTACATGTTAGGACAACGATGCAACATCCCAAAAGATGAGGCAGATTCAATTGTAGATCGTATTAATTCTTTATTCCCAATATCTTTAGAATGGATAAACACCCAACAACAGCAATTTAAATCACTTGGATATGCTAAAAATATATTTAGCAAATACCGAACTTTTGATGAGGGTAAAGAATACTTAGTTAGAAATTTTTGTATACAATCGCCCGCCGCAGTTGTATGCTTAGAGAAATTAAACAAACTTCATTTTGCATTAAAAGAAAAAACAGACATTGCTTATACAATTCATGACGGATATGCCGTTTATGCTAAGAAAGACAATTGGAAAGAAATATTTCAAATTGCCAAGAATGTTTTATCTGATGAGAGTGAATTTTGTCCGGGATTGCATTTAAAGGTTACGTGCCGTGCCGGAAGAAATCTTAACGACTTAAAAGCTTTAAATAAAAAATAGGAGATTCTATGCTGGATATTTGTAATAATTTTAGAATTAATGAAAAAGAATTTAATGAATTGGAAAAGAAGTTTGGGAAACTTTGTTGGCACGCTGCTCATGAACTTAAAAGAAAAAACATTCACAACAACTTTACGGATGAAGCAGAAGACATTAAGCAAGAGCTTCAAATGAGCATGCTGCGGGCAGGAAGTTATTATAAAAGACAAATTTACATAGAGAAATCTTTGAATCTAGCAAAAAAGTATGCTAAAGATAAATTTGTTAAGAAAGAAATTATAGATTTAAATGAACTATGGGAAAATAGAACAAGACACGGAGCGAGCAGACAGAAATTTGGAGCTTATCAAGAAAAACTTCTTGATAAAATTATTAGGAAAGTTGTTCCTAAGCAAGAGCGACCAAATAAAAAAGAAAACCTAACAATAGATACAAAATTCTCTGTTTATTGCAAAGCTATAGTTTGGAATGGTCAAAAAAGCATGGGGAAAAAAATAACAAGGGAGAAAGGCATTCGTTCAGGTCAGGTTAGTCTGTCTGAATTCAACTATTTAGGAAGCATGTGAAGCATGTGCTGGCTAGACAAAACGTTTCATTTGTGGTAAGATCGAATAGGTTTTTACTGCCAAAAACTATACTGTAAATAGATATGATTGTAAATGCCTTCTTAATTGAAAGACTGCCGGAAAGCCCACAAAAATGCGAGAATTGACTCCAGAAGAACAAGCACAACTAGAAGGGCTAACAGACCCAGATATTATAAAACCAAAGTTTTCTTGGGATGACACGTTTCAAAGAAAATTGTTGGGAATGCTTTTGGTTGATCCATATATGCTCGTTCAGGCTATGGACAAAGTAAAGCCTGAGTACTTTTCTAACGAGGCACATGTTTTAATCTGCAACGTATTGTTAAAATATTTTGCAGAAAAAAAATCTGTTCCTGAAAAATTCATAATAGATCAAGAGATTAAAAATTCTTTAAAAGATTCTGATAAAAGCGTTCAATTGCACTACCAAGCAGAACTCAATTGTGTATATGACTATTATGTGCCAGGACTAGACACAAGAGAATATTTAATTGATAAAATTACTTATTTTGCAAAAGTCCAAGCAATTAAAATTGCGTTTCACACATCTTTAGAGAAGATGCAGGAAGCCCCAGAGGATGAGGGTACGTGGAACTTTATATATGAAAAAATGAGAGAGTCTATGTTGATTGACAGGTCTTATGAACCTGGTCTGGAGTATTTTTTACAACTAGACGAAATGTATAACAGGATGAACAATGCATTTGATGGAAAGGATAGATTTACAAGTGGTTTTAATTCTATTGACTGTGCTTTAACTGGTGGCGGTTTGTATGCGGGACAGATAGCAAGCTGGATAGGTCTGCCAGGCAGCGGCAAAAGTCTTGCTCTCACAAAAGCTGCCGTAAGCAACGTTTTGCTAGGACACAAAGTATTATATTTAACGATGGAAATGGATGAGCTAGGAATTGCTCAAAGATTTACATCACAATTGGCTAAACTGGATATTAATAATTTGATTGGGGTTAAAGATGAAGTGTATAAAATTATGGAAGATTTTAAAAATGGCTGGGAAGATCCAAACTTACTTCATATAAAGCAATTTCCAGGTGGAGTAATGGACGTTAATGGAATACGTGCTTTTATGGCACAATTAGAGTTCAGAGGATGGAAACCTAATTTGTTGATTGTGGATTACGTTGGAGAAATGAGAGATGATCCAAGTGTCAAAAAGTATGAATCCGCATATCGTATTCTTAGAGACCTAAGAGGGTTTGGTGTTGAGAAAAAACATTGCACATTCACTTGTGTTCAGCCGAATTCAAGTGCTTCAAAATTAGAAATTGGACAGTATATTGATGAGTCCAATATTGGAACATCTTTTGATCAGTTTAAACCATTGGACGCATTCTGGTCAATTAATCAACAAACAAACGAAAAAGATGCTGAGGTAGGTCGAGGATTTGTGATTAAACATAGAAATGGACGATCAAGATTTCCTTTTAGAATTGGTTTTGATTTTTCTTTAGGAACTTTAGATATGTTTGAGATCTCAGATCAAGCATATGGAACGAATATGAATTTAATGGCAACGAAAAAAACAAATGAAGTGATAAAAATTGATGGAAAACCTAAGAAGAAATGGTCGCCAGGAAAAGGACAAGAAGATTTGGACGGAATTATCAACCCTATAGAAGATTATGAAGGATGATTCAAAACATTGACAGTAGATCATGTTTTTGGTAGGCTAAAACACTCCCAGTAAATGTATTTAAAAAAAGGAAAAATTATGGCAAATGAAGCTCCTATAGAAAAAGTTAAAATAAAAGTTGTTGGCGTAGAGATTGTTTTAGATCCTGAAAATATGAGATTTAGTGAAAACAATATTGGCGAATACATGAACAAAGAGTATGGCTGGTATGACTATCTTGGTAAACAGCTTGAGTTTGCACAAAAAGAAGTTTTTTTGTTGGAAATAGACGCCGAAACGCTGTACAGCAAAAAGTTTTTGGAATCCAAGGACGCAGGAGGCACAGATAACTATTCAAAAGCTTTTGCAAGCAGTCATGATGAAGTTGTAGATGCAAGAAAAAAAGCTGTGGAAGCAAAAGAAACAGTAGGACATTTGAAGGCACATTTAAGAGCTTGGGATAAAAATCATGAAAATGTTCAAAATAGAGGACACAGTCTTAGAGCTGAAATGAAAGTTTTGAGCCGAGATATATATGCCGAACAATCCATAGAAGATATTCTTGGTAAGCAATAATTAGTTTCCATAATGATAAATAGCTTTAGTAAAATTAACTGTATAAATTCAAATAAAGCTAATATGGAAACAAAAATACGTTGGATGCTGCAAAAAGATATAAAGTCTGTATTGGACATACAGAAATATATGGAGCAAGGCGAAAAATGGAATAAAGAAAACTTATCAGCAATGATTCGTTCTAAAAAGTTTTCTTCTGACTCTTTTGACACGTATTCAAAAGATGGTGCTTTTATAGGATATGTTTGCGAAATAGAAAAAAGGGTAGTTGGTTATATCATATATAAAGTTTTTGCTGCCAGCAGCAAAAGTATAATGTGTACAGAAAAGATGAGAGACTTTTTATCAAAAGAAACAAGCACTCCTGTTATGTGCGGATTTTTGGTTAACTTTTGTGTAGATCCATATTTTCGCATAAACGGAGTAGGAAGATCTTTATTTAAATTTGTTATTGATAAGTTTTCTGGTTTAATTGACTTGAGCAATAAAAGCACAAGACCATTTTTTCTTTATCTTGTTGCTAGCGAAAGAAACACAGGACTTCATATTTTTCTTAGCAAGATGGGATTTTTGGGTAAAAATGTTTTAAGAAATGCTTTTGGAGACAGTCACGACGGATACAGCTTTATGTACGAAGTTTTCCAAAAATACGAAAAAAACAACAATGACCAATGATGAAGAAAAATGGGACCTACGGTTTTTAGGTCTTGCACAACAGATCAGTACTTTTAGTAAAGATCCTTCTACGGTTGTTGGATCTGTAATAACCGACCGAAACCACAGGCTCATTTCAAGTGGATATAATGGATTTCCAAAAGGCATAAAAGATATAGATGAGCGGTATAGCGATAGGAACTTAAAGTACCTATTGATAATTCATGCTGAGATGAATTCAATAATTTTCGCAGAAAGAAACCTAGAAGATTGTATAATTTATACAACCCCTTTTCCACCTTGTTCGAATTGTGCAGGTGCGATAATTAATTCTGGAATAAAAAGAGTTGTTTCTTTTGATAATGATTTAGAAAATCCTAGATGGAAAAATGGTTTTGAACTCAGTGCAATGATGTATAAAGAGGCGGGCGTCACTCTTGATCTTTATCATCGATAGTCGGATCCAACTGTTATGCTAAAACTAATTAAAAGAAAACATAATCTTTCAATACGTGATTTTTATAACAGAAGAAATAAAGTTCTTATAAGGCGTACTCTTGGTGGTTTTGGCGACATTCTTATGCAAAGAATGATGTTTGAAGATTTTTCCAAAATAGATGTAGAAATACATTATGCTTGCCCGCATGAATTTATGGAAATGTCGCTAAACCACCCTTTTTTAAAAAACATAAAAGAAATAAACAAAGTTTCTTTAATAGACTATGGGGTAATATATGACATAACAACAATCTGTGCGATAACAGAATCAAAAGAGCTATCGAATAATAAAAGGCACAGAAGCGATATATGGGCGAACCATTGCGGTGTCGAACTGACAAAGCATGAAATGCATTTATATCCTGAGATAGAACAAATCGAAAACTGCAAGCGTTTAATAAAAGAAATAAACCCAAACGGAAAAACGGTAGTCTTACTGGCTACACGCTCAGTCGATAATGATTTTGCAATTGCAAAATCATTGACAGAAACACAAATAGAAAAACTTGTGAGTTCTATTATAGAGAATGACATGATTCCTATAACAGTACATAAAAATCATCAAGATGTTTACAATAGGTTAAATGTCAAGCAGTTTGTTTCTTTGCATCCACAAACATGGATAGCCTTAGTTGCTTGTTCTGATATTATTGTCTCAATTGACACTGCAACGTTTCATATAGCTGGCGGTCTTAAGAAACCACTCGTTGGCATTTTTTCTTTCACTGATGGTAAGGTATATGGAAAGTACTACAAATTTTTATTGGTACAAAAGCATAGAGACAACGGAGATTGGGATTGTGGACCATGTTTTAACTGTCATGCATGTCCAAAAGAAAAAGTATTAAAACAAAAGCCATGTTTGACAGAAATTGATCCATCTGATATAATGGACGCTATTTTGTCTTTGAAGAATAATCTACATCTTGAAAAATATTAAATTATGTTGCTGAACAAAAAAAACTATAAATTCCTTTTTAAAAGTGATGTTGAAAAAATAATTAACAAGATAGCTCCGATAGAGCCTACAGAGTTAGAGTATTTGAAGAATCTTTTAAAAAGTGAAAAATGGCCACCGGCGGCAGAGTCACATCAAATTTGTAATTTTAGCATTGAAACTGAAAAGCTACAAAGAGCAGAAAACATTTTGAACCTTTTTGGGCTTCATGATCTTTCTGGAAAAAGAGTTCTTGATTTTGGATGTGGAGAAGGACACCTCTTAATTAAAGCAAAAGAAAAAGGTGCAGAATCTTGTGCCTGTTATGATACATCTTTAAGTGTATTCACAAATTATGATGCCATTAATGCTTTTAACGATAAAAAAACTTTTTTTACTTCAAATTGGGATAAAGTAAAAAGAGATGTAGAGATAAATGGCAAGTATGATATAATAATTTTATATGACGTTTTCGATCATTTAAGCGTATCTTGGGATGATGCATTAAAAAACATATCTGATGTTTCTTGTGGGTTGGTATACATGAGGTGTCATCCATTTTGTAGCCGACATGGAGGGCACTTTTACAATCAACTTAATAAGGCGTTCATTCAGTTGATTTTTGATTGTAATGAGTTAGCTTCATTGGGTCTTAAAGCAGAAGTAAACTACAGAGCAATATTAGATCCTATCTCCATATATTTAGGATTATTGAAAAAGTATTTCACAATATTAGAACAAGATATTATAAAAACGGAAGTAGACAAAATATTTATTGAGGACAAAATAATACAAAAAAGAATTATGGAGTTTTGGTACAAAAATGATATGGAAGCACAAAATAATATGTCTATTTCTTTTGTGGATTTTGTATTAAAGCCAAATTAATTTTTGACAATTATTCCTGTTCCATATCTTGTTTCAAACAAATATGGAGTTATCGATTTTTCTTGACAGAATATGTCAAATGCTGTTTTTGATGGCTTATGACTTTTAATGTAATCGACTATTACAATTCCATTTTCACTAAGTTGCCCCCAAACTGTTTCCAGATATTGAAGATGCTTATCATAAGATTGTTCTTCATTGATGATTACAACATCCCATTTAATTTGATTGCACATTTCTATGAAGTTTTTATCATATAATTTACCAATATAAAAATTTTTATTTTTTTTAAATGTTTTTTTTATGTTGGCTTTGCCTATTCTTATTGGTATGAACTCGTTATTGGTGTTTTCTTTAAATCCAAAAAAAGTTTCGACACCGGTACAGGAAAGAAGAAAGCAAGAGCTTAAAAGACCTATATTAAAACCTATTTCTAATAAAGATTTTGCCTTTAAATATCTTCCAATATAATAATAGAAAGGAGCGTATTTATTATCTAGGTAAGCAGCAGTTTTTCTTGAGCTTTCTTCTATGACACACAATCTGTCAAGAAGCGTTCTGCCACTTATTTTCTGAGAATCTAAATCAAAATTTATTTTATTTTTTATTTGATCCAAGTCTGATTTTTCCATACTATAATAGAGTTATAATTTCTTTAATTTAGGAAAATGTATGGGATTTGAAGTTTGTTACTCATTTCACGATAGAATAAATGGTGAATACAACAAAGAAGAGGTTAAAACCTTTAAAAAGAAGGTTGGAGATCCATTTGATGAAATCTCTTTAGAAAAATTAGCAAGTTCGATTATATCGCAATTAGCAAGAAGAGACATTTGGATTATTGCGTTAGATGTTTATGAACTTTCAAAGAAAAAAGTAGCCTTTAAAGAAACAAAAGGCGGTATAGTCATTAAAAACAAAAAGTTCCTATTCGATACAATTGAAGGGGATATGGTTGTAGAAATAGAAGTTGAAGAAGAGGTCCCACAAAAATCTTTGCCAATAAAGACCACACCCGTAGCAGACGCTTCGCAATCGAACGCTACATTAACCAGAAAGGTTTTGGAAGTAGTTATTTTCTCGCCAGAACCACAGCAACTAGAACAAGCAAAAAGAAAAGGGTTGAAGCTTACCCCAGATAAAAAATATTCTGTTTATAAGAAAACAGCTTCAAATATAGGTGAAATTTATACGGTAGTGGATGATGAAAATAAAGATGTACAGGTTGCAGACAGCAATTTTATTCCAGGTCAAATAAACTTGTATGGAGATAGAGAGCTTGGGTTCTCTAATAAAAGTAAAGACAAAAGCGATCTTTTGTGGGAAGGTGCTTCAGTCGAATCCGGTATGCCAAATCTTCGTAAAAGGTAAATTATATGTCTAAAAAACAAAAAGAAAGAAAAAAGAAAAATCGAGAGAAAATTGCTCATAAAAGAGTTTTGGGAAAGAGACTTACTTTGAGAAAACAAAAAAAGGAAGCAATAATGGAACAGAAAAAACAAAAGAGTGTAGAGGACGCTGTTTATGGTAAAGAGCAGCCTTTTTTGAAAAACAACTCAATAAAAGAGCTTGAGCCAGATGAAAAAGCTAAAAAAATGGATGAAATTAAAGAAAAAATAAATCGTAACTTTAAAATTCTGGAAGCATTAGAACAAGAATATGATCAAGAGCATTCAAAAAGGCAAGAAATAAATGAAAAATTAGAGCAAGAAGGCTACAAAACAATAAAAGAAAAAATGGATGCCTTACATTTAAAAGCATTGGAAGAAAATGCGAGAAAAGAAGGGGTAGATGATTTAGATATAAACAAAATAGTTTTGGACGAAAGTTCAAAAGAAGAAATTATTTTAGAGGAAACCCCAACAATTGATAATTCTCAAGAAAATGAAATTTCTTCTTGACAGAACCATTTATTTTTGGTATGATGACGTTTCGAGAATTAGAAAATTAAACAAGGAGATATGATATGTCAAAAAACGAATATGAACCACTGGACATGTCCCAGATGGAGTCAGAGCTAGCAAGGATGACAGTAGAAACAGGAGCCAGTACAGATGATTATCTTTCAAAGTATGTGCGACTACCTGAAAGAGATGGATTTGTTATGATGAGATTCCTGCCTATTAAAAAAGGTCAAAAGCTATGGTGTGTGACAAGAGTTCATACCTTATTCGACCCTAGCAACCGAAGAAAGCTGACATATCATTGCCCCAGAGAGCTTGTAAACTCAGGCAGAGGCGAAAGATGGGTAGGAGATTGTATTATTTGTAAGTACTACTCCGACCTTTGGCAGAAGTCTGAGAGCCTATCTGGAAAAGCACAGGAAGATCTTCAAGCACAAGCTAGAAGTATTAAACCTGTAGAGCGATATTACTACAATGTAATTGTTCGTTCTGCTAAAAACAAAGATGGCGTTATAGAGACCAATGTTGGACCAAAGATCTACAGTTGCGGTAAAGTTCAACATGCGAAGATTATTCGTGCCATTTATGGCGATCCAGTTGCTGGAGAAAAAGGTCTTGGCGACATTACGCACCCACTAACGGGGCGAGACTTTAAAGTCGTGAAAAAGGTCGTCAAAGGTGGTGGTGGAATGGAATATCCAAACTATGATAATTCCAAGTTTGAAGACCAATCGCCACTTGGAACGAAGGATGAAATTGCCATGTGGATGGAAAAATCCAACGATCTTCAGTCGTTAAGATCTGTTAAATCTCAAGATGAGATAAAGGATGGACTTAGAATTCATCTTGGAATGATTAAGAGCGGAAATGATCCTGATAACAATGATTTAGAAGAGTTTAGGAATGTTGGAAGCTCTACGTCAGTATCGGTATCTATGTCATCTTCAAAAGTAAAAGATGAAGTTAAAGTGTCAAAATCAGAAGAAACATCTGAAGATGCAGACCTTATGGCAGACGATGAGTTTATGAAAGAACTTGGTTCAATGTAGCTCAGTATTAGGCAACCTAGTTTTGGCTAACTGGCTTAAAAAAAGATCTGTTTCTACATCTTAAAAGGTTAAAATGGCTAAGAAAAAATGTGAAGGCGATGATTCTTTCGACAGTTTCTTTAAGGATTTAGCTGATAAAACTGGCGGGGATGTTCTAAGTAATGTTGATAGCATTAAGTATTTTGTAGACACAGGCTCTTTAGCATTGAACTACATTTGCTCTGGTCGATTTATTGGCGGCGGCGTTCCAGGCGGAAAGCTAACAGAGATATATGGACCAAACTCTTCATCAAAGAGTTTAATTGGTTCCAATATTCTGTTCGGTTGCCAAAGAATGAATGGCATCGGAGTCTTAATGGATTGCGAAAATTCTGTAAACCAAGAGTTTGTAGAAAAGGCATCTCATTGCAATCTTAATAGACTTGTTACCTTGAGACCAGAATCTTTAGAAGAAGTTTTTTCTAAAATATATAAAATTGTAGATGTGTCTCGTCAAAGGTACGGGGCAGATAAGCCCATTGTTATCGTCTATGACTCTATCGGAGTATCGCCATCAGCGAGAGAACTCAAAGAGGTAAAGCTTCCAGAAAAATTTTCTGTTGCTCAGTTTAAAGCTATAGTAGGAGGAAGGGAACAGCCAGGCGAAAGAGCAAAAATATGCTCTAGAGAGTTTAGGAAGTTAAATACTGTTATGGAAAAGAATAATGTTACAGTAATTATTCTTAACCAGACACGTGATAAGATTGGAACTTTCCATCCAACGAAGGTCACAGCGGGTGGTGGACAAGCCTTGCCTTTTTATGCGTCTTGTAGAATTGAAACAGCAGCAAAGACGAAAATTGATAAAAAAATAACTGAAACAAAGAAAAAGATTTTAGGCATAAACATAAAAATGAAAAATGTTAAGAATAAGACGCACAGACCATTTATTGAATCTGAAAATATAAGCCTTCTTTTTGATTTGGGTGTAAATCCAATAAGTGGTTTATTGTCTTGTTTGATGGATGCTGAAAGAGTCGTAGTAAGCAGTAAAGGCAACTTTGCTGTAAAACCAAACTGGAGCAATGGGCAGGAAGTAAAATTTAAAGCTAGTCAAGTTATTAATAATGTTCCGCTTGATATTCTTTTAAAATGCCCAGCATTAATAGATGCAGAAAATGAAGAGGAAGTGATAAAATATTTAGAACCATTCATGGCTGCGGTTAATTTTCATCCAGAACAGATGGAAGATGTAGAAATGAATACAATAGGCGAATTTGATGTTGATGATGTTGAAGAAGAAGAATCTGAGGATTCGTAGAATTAACTGAGTATTATCTCGATTTAAAAATAAAAGAATCGATCTTTTTACAGATCGATTCTTTTTTTTCACCGATTTACAAGTTTAATCAACTAATACCTGTTACATCTGCGAATGTTTGTGGAGTGTCGGTAAAAGTACCGGCATCTACAACCGATGCTGTCATTTTGTAATTGCCAGTATCGTTTTTTGTCATCATCATGTTGACGGTTCTTTGTTTAGAAACACCGCCTACAACTGATGTATCAAGACCACTTTCTGATGCAAAATTTAACAAATTTGGTACCAATTGAAGTGTATATGTGACAGTTGCCATTTAAATCTCCTTTGCAAAAGTAGAATTCTACTAATTGTATATAGTGTTTATTGTATCTTTTTTGACATTTTAAACAACATCTAGTCTCGTGACCTCTATTCCATACTGATCAATGAATTTATCTTCTAAAACTAAGTTGTTATCCGGACCAGAAAACCTTACACCAAGATTGTATGCGTCTAATGATGCTGATCTATTTTTATGAGTCGCAATAACCCAACAATAATCTTCTCTCACAATGAAGCCGCCTTTTTCGTCTTCTTGTGTAACGCCGATTTCTAAAATTAAACCGTCTGGAAGAGCCAATTCGATTTGACCGTACTTAAGAAGATACCCAACAAGAAGATGTTGTATTTTGCCTTTAGAAGACATTTGAAGCTCCTTTTATAGAAGGAATGGAACACAATATATATTAAAAAAAAAATAAAAAAGAATCGAACTTTTAACAGGACGATTCTTTTTTACTTAATAATAGAATTAATTATAATTACGCAGACACGCCGGTTAAGCCGGTTACGTTACCGTACTGAGTAGATCCATCAGCAGCCTCTGTAAATGTTCCGCCGTCAACTCGAGCCACGGTCATTTTCATAACACCGGCAAGACTTGTCATCATCATATTAACAGTTCTTTGCTTTGAAAGTCCGTTTACAACGGATGTATCAAGTCCACTCTCTGTGTACGCATTAACATCACCAGGCACAAGACCTACTGTAAATGTTGCCATACTAAATCTCCTTTTGCAAAAGTATCGGTCACTATGACCTTAACATATATAGTTGTTCAATAGAAAAAAACATTCGATGCATTTATATGCATGTAATGAGTGCCTTCAAAAATCCGTTCATCACAATCATCACAATCCTCACAATATGGCATTTTAATAGCTTTGTTTTCGTAGTCGCATGCCAAAGACCAGCAATAAATTTGTACATCTTCTTTAGTAATTTCTACTAAAACCAAGTGATCAGCACCCAAAAACTTTTTTACTACTTTTATAATAAAATTAAATGGAAGTAAATATCCTACCCTGTTGTATATCTGTAAAGTTTTAAGTAAATATGTGTTGTAGTCCGATTGTTGATAGTTCACAATAATAGAATATCCATCAACTACTATTTCTCTTTCTTTAAAAATATCTAATCTATCATCCTCTGAAAAAGGCGTTTGCGGATAATTATAAGGAATTAACATTTTTCCTAAAGACTTCATATTTGAAATAACGTCATTAAGTTTTGGTTCTTTTCTTAACATTTTTCCTCATTGAAGGAGTAGTAATATTATTTAGTTATCTTTGAAAAGTTTTTAGTTATTTGAAAATTATTTTTCTTTTAAAATTTTATCTTGTACGCTATATTAATATTAAGAAAGGTCGGAACGACCTGTTATTCGCTTTAGTTCATACTATATTCAAGGATTAAATAATGGCTAAAAAAACAATTGATCTATATTTAAGAGATTACTGCAAGCGTCTTTCAGAAGACCAATTTAAGTTCATTTCCCAAAGGTTTTCACAAAAATTTCAAGGGGACATAGATGACGCTTTAATTTTTTTAGGAGAAACGAAGGAGATAGATAAATGGTTGTCTTCGGCATCGTCTTCCAAAGAGTTTTATGATATGCTAGATTCTGTTCATTTTTCTATTGAAAAAGAAATAACAGCTAGACAGTCTGCCGCTTGAAGAAAATTCTTTGTCTGCTAGTTTCATAAACTAAGCAATTGCCCTCTGCCGGTACAGGTAAATATGCCTCCGCTTATTAAAGCTGTAGATAAGACCGAACTAATTAACACAAGCGAATATCCATATGCAAATTGGAAATTTGAGAAATTTAATTGTGTTCAAAGCAGCATGATGGATTTTTACGATAAAGAGGTCAACGGATTGATCGCAGCATCTACCAGTAGCGGAAAAACCGTTGTGGCAGAGCAGTTTTTAAGTTATGAGATAAGAAAAAGAGGCGGCAAGGGAATGTATCTTGTGCCAATGAGGGCATTAGCACAAGAAAAAATAGACCAATGGACAGATCCTAATTATCATTTTAAAGATCTAAATGTTTCTATATGTACAGGTGACTACAGAATTACCAAAGATAGAACAAAAGAATTAAATGAATCAAATTTGATAATTATGACAAGCGAAATGTTGTCACATAGAAGCAGAAACTATACGTCTGATCAAAATGCATTCTTAAGAGAAATTGGCACATTGATTGTTGACGAAGCTCATTTGCTCACTGTTCCAGGCCGTGGCGATCATCTTGAAGTTGGATTGATGAAGTTTACAGAAATCAACAGCAAAGCAAGAATCATTCTTCTTTCTGCTACTATGCCAAACGTAGAAGAAATTGCCAGTTGGATTTCTTATGGTCTTACCAAAAGAAAAACGTTTGTTTTAAATTCTACCTTTAGACCAGTACCGCTAACAACACATTATGAAATATATTCAGATAAAGTAAAAAGCTATGATATTATTGAAAAAGAAAAAGTTAATAATGCTCTCGAAATAGTAGAATATTATACAGAAGACAAGTTTTTAATATTCTCACATACTAAAAAAACTGGCGAATTAATGAAAAACACCCTGATAAAATCAGGAATAAAAGCAGAGTTTCATAGTGCTGATCTTGCCAAAAGTGCAAGAATTAGCTTAGAGAATAGGTTTAAAAACGATAAAGAACCTAGAGTCATAGTCGCTACCAGCACACTTGCATGGGGTTGTTATAAGCACGGCAGTCGTGTGGTTCTTCCTAACGGATCGATGATGGACGTTGCCGATATTTCGGTTGGCGACGAACTGCTTTGTCCAGTCAACAACGGCTTCGAACCTAGGAAAGTTATCAGGCAGGAGACTTTTGAGTCTGAACGTGGATATTTTGTTAAACTCGAGTGCGGTGACACGATGACTGTGTCTGAAGATCATGTCTTTTTGGCGGCGGAAGGAAGGAAGGCTCCAGATTGGAATGAAGTGTCATCTCTTTCTAAAGGCGATTTTATTGCTGTGCCATCCGATTTTGGCTTGTGGACAAAAGAGATTTCAGACGTTGACCGATTCTGGTATTTGGCAGGTTTCGCTTTCGGAGACGGTTGCATTGAAAGAAAAAATGGATGTGACGATATTCCTCATGAGATTTACGACAAACAGCTCATTATGAGAAGCTTCTTGAGGGGGCTTTTCGATGCTAATGGCGGATCCAAAGACCATTCTAACGGAAAAGTTTCTGTCGGTATTTGTAACATAAGCGAGAAGATGATTCAGTCTGTCCGTACCGCTCTTCTTGGTTTCGGCATAATGTCTTCTTACGCACGCAAAAGAATGATGCCGTCTACGCTCAGTGGCAAGATTCTAATGCCAGCGAGAAAGTATATTTACAGGCTACGCATTTTTGGATCGAAGAATCTTGATCTTTTTATGAGTCGGGTGGGATTCAATTGTCCCGAAAAGTGTGCAAGGGTTTACTCGTACTTGTTGTCAAATCCATCGGATAATCCTAAATATCTGGTCGGCAAACCATATTTCTGGTCGAGGATAAAGGAGGTTAGGAAGTGTTCCGGCGGTCTTTTCAAGGAGATTGAGGTTGATAGTCCACATGCCTATGTAGGATGTGGAGCAATATCTCACAACTGTAATTTACCGGCAAGACGAGTGATTGTTTTAGGCGTTAATAGAGCAAATGAAAAGATTGCATCATATGATATATCTCAAATGGTAGGAAGATCTGGCAGGCTTGGAATAGATCCAATGGGAGATGCATACGTTCTTATACCAGAAAGTGAACAGCTAGAGTGTAAAGCCGAACTTCAAAAACCATCTAAAATAGAATCGCAACTTTTAAATAAAACAGGACCATATTATAAAAATTTAGCGTTCCACCTAGTGAGCGAAATACATCATGGATATGTGAAAAATACAGAAGACATTTATCGGTGGTATAAAAGATCTTTGGCGTATTTTCAAAGCAATCAATTAAATGAAAAGTCTATAGACGATACTTTGACATCCCTTACTAAATGTGGGGCTATAGGCTCAGAAAATGATGTGTGGTATGCAAGAGCAATAGGTAAAGTGGCAAGTATGTTTTATTATTCACCATTTGATGCGTCCGATTTATTTTTTAATTTGAAGTTTATCTTTGACAATCAAAAGCAAGATGATGATTATTTTGTTTCTATGGCTTTAGCGAACACAGATTCCGCTAGAAACAATATCGTTTCTAGAGCAGAAAAAGATGCAATGAGTGCTTATAGAACGAAAGTGTTAAGAAATAAAACGAATAAGTTTATTACAGAAGGATCTTGTAAAGTTGGATTTTGTTATTTCAACCTTATGCAGGGGAGAAATAATCCTGTGTTCGCTTCTTTCCAAAGAAATATACAACTTGAGTTTAATCGTGTTTCACAAGTAATTCAATCGTTGGATACATTTGGAGGTAAATGGGGAAAAATATCATGGATGAAAGAAATAGAAGGAAAAATTGTATATGGTGTTCCAGTGCACCTAATAAATTTATGTAGCATACCAAATATAGGCAAAGTAAGAGCAACAAAATTATATGAAGCTGGAATTAAAGATGCAAAATCATTTTCTTTATGCGATAAAGATAAACTAAAAAAACTTTTAAATATGAAAATGGAACTAGTTGAACAAGCAATTAAAGATTCCGCTTCTTTTTGACTCTATTTTTGTTCGTTTGATCTTTTATTTTTTTGATTAGTTTCTTTTTGCTTATAGTTTTTTTATTTTTACGACGTATACCAGCTACAGAAACAACATTTTCGCAAGCAGGTAAACTAGTAAATGAATAATCAACTAAACAGTGAAGACAACAAGAAACTGGAGCTGGTGGAATCCATGACACCACCACAGAATCACAATTTACTACAGCCGCTGAATTTGTATGTACCGAAGCAGCACCATTTATACTTATTAAAAATACCCAACCATTGCATATGGTCTTGCATGGACCATCTTCATCATTTTCTACTGAAACCGTACCATCTCCTATTGCAATAAAATGAACTTCACGTGCAAACACTGGGCGTCCTTCTGACCAATCTGCAGTTGTAGAACCTAGTATTTCAAGATTTGCCATACAACAACCAGTAAATTCTAAAGTTACAACAACTTCTTCACAGGGCACAGAACAGGAATAAGTTAAAACGCTCATGGTATTTCCTTCATCGTCTTTATATGCGTTATCGTCTACATTTAGTGTAAAGTCTTTTGAAAGATCATAATTAAACTTTGGAAATTCTGATGATAAACTTGGATATAAGTTTTTCTTTGCCATTTCTTTGCAAGCATATACATCTTGGTATGAATTGCATAAACAACTTGTAACATCCCTATAAACAAGGGTGCCAGCAACAGAAGATTCTGTTTTAATGCATTTTCCATTTGATGCTACCCATCCTGAACAGCCTCCTTCAACGCAAGTAGAAAAATGTATTAAAGGTTTGTTTTGTTGTGTATGATTTATTTCTTTTGGATATGGTAAAAAACGCATATCAAATATTCCTTCCGGAGGCTCAGGAGGAACAGGAGGAGTTGGCTCTGAAAGTGCATCAGAAGGTTCGGTCGTATAAACGGTTTCTGAACTAACGCCCTCGGGATTGCCCACCGAAAAGGCTGGTGCGAATTGTCTATATTCTCCGCCTCGTCTGAGCCCGAAAGTAGTGCCTTGAGCTAGTGATCCTGCATAGAAGGTCGATGAGTATTTGGTATTCGCGTCATGGGTATACTGTCCATCTGGATCGATTGCAACTAAGTTCGGTAATGGAAATTCATTGAGGTGCAAGTAATTATAATTATACCCTTTTACAACTCCAGAATTGCTTGATCCAGTATAGAACCTAGCTTTTCCAAAAACCGTTCCTGTATCTCCATTTCCCTCTCCACCTAAGAATTCAACAGATCCGTAAATTGTTCCTTTGTTTATTGAACGATTAGGAGTCGCTACTCGTCGAGATCCGTCGAATACAGTACCAGGAAAAGCGTTTTCGACTTCGCCGCCCCAAATTGTTCCGGTATTTTTTGCATATTGCTTGAATGTAGTTACAGGTACAGTATTTATGCCGTCACCTCTGTTGACTATAATTCCTTCATTTTTAGCGTTGCCATAGAATGTACATGGTAGCCATATCCTTCCAGTTGGACCATTTTTACCCTTAGAAAGGCTCATGTCTGAAGTGCTCGTCGTACTGAATGATACATTGCCTTTCGAAGGATTAATTATGGGACTGTACCAATTTCCAACAATATCTCCATTATTTTGACTGCTATCATAAAATACTGTATCAAAGCTTCCACCACCATGCTTACCGAATATTTTTCCATCATTATAGCTATCATTATAAAAGCGAGCGTTCTGTGTTGTTAAGACGCCAGTTGAACTGATGTGTCCTGTTACCTTGAAAGTACAGAGTGTGTAAACATCAAGATTCCCACTTATTGTGCCCCAAATAGTTGCTTTATCCGAGCACTTCATGTCAATTCCCATATTACCGGTGGCGGTTACAATAACAGTAGAAAAAGTCTTTACACTTAGCATGTGTAGTCCAGAAACGGTTGTCATAGAGCCAGAAATTGTTATTGAATCTCCTTGTCCTGGTAAATATACTGCTGGTGAACCATTTTTATCTGCCCAATTAGCAAGATCATCGGCACTTCCAGAACCAGTAAATTCAACGCCAACATTTCCTTCAGGAGAAGGATTATTGCAGTCGACAACAATAGGTGTTCGTTGTGGCAAGCATACACATCCTGTATCTTCGTCTTCTCCTGCTTGTTCTGTGGAGAAGCAGCTTGCATTTGGTGTGTAAGTCCCACTTGCAGCGGCACATTCGCCCTCAGAGTAATCAGTGCTACAGCTTGTGACATACACTGGATCATATGGTGCTCCCCCGCAAACATCCACTCCAAAATTATCAACGAATTCAAAGCAATGTAAATACGACTGATCAGGGGGGTTAGTCATGCCATACGGAGATGTCGTGCCGTAGGCCGACCCATTAATGACAATAGCATCCTGAAACATCGAGTTCATCTGTGCATCAGTATCGGTAGTATCCATAGTTGGTTGCGAGCCCATGCAACTGCCTGAAGTGGTGCCTGCAATTAACTTGTAATAGTTACCATACCATCCCGGAACGGATGCGTATCCTCCTAATGAGGCGGGAGCCGCACCGTTAGCCCACTGTGATAAGCCATGCCCACTCATTGCTACAATATGGTAGCATGGACCATAATCTTGGGAGGTTATACAGCAGGCACCAGTATTCAACTGATCTGATCGCAATGAGCCAGCAGCATATGTGAATGTGGCACTGGTGTGACATGGACAAGGTGGGCAGCAGTGGCAGCAAGGAATATCACACCAGGTTCCTGATCCTGTAGCAGCCGGACAATCATATGGTGGCTCACATGACATTTATATTCTTTCCATAACCAAAGAAATTTTTTGGATATTCAATTTTTACAATTCCTTTTTTATTCGTTGGCTTTCCTTCAGAGTCTTCTACCCACCAACGTACTTGCTCGACTTCTATTCCAAGTTCTTCCATGTGGCATTTATCATTGGGACTAACAGGCAAATGGTACTCGGTACCTTCTACCAAAATAGCAACTTTACATTGTTTTTTATTGCCGTCATATAACAAGCAATTTTTGCATATAGGTTCTATTTTTTTAGACATGTTATCTTTCTATTTACAGTATTGACATGATTTTTTGTTTTTGCTATGCTTTTGAAAATATTGTGCTAAAATAGTAGAGTGTGCTTCACTGGATTAAACGAAACCTCAATAACTTGAGGAATAAATTTTTCTACAGAAATAGACAGATACATGACTGTAATCATAGGACTTTCTGGACGCAAGCAATCTGGCAAAAGCTCGTCTGCCGATTATATTATGTCTTTTATGGAGAAAAATAGTTTTAATTTTTCTTGCAAAGTGTACAGTTTTGCAGATCCTTTAAAACAGGATATTTGTATCAATATATTGGGGTTATCTTATGACCAATGTTATGGTACCGACGATGATAAAAATACAATGACGGATATTTGTTGGGATGGAGTACAATTAACTGCTCGAGAATCTATGGAGATTATTGGAACAAAAGTATTTAGAGCATTAAAAAACAATGTGTGGGTGGACGCCACAATTAATAAGATTAAAAAAGAAAATCTAGACTTAGCTATTATTTCTGATTGTAGATTCCCAAATGAGGTAGAGGCGATCAAAAAGTGTGGTGGATATAATATAAGGTTAGATTTAGACCCATTTAACTCGAAATCTACCAGCGAAAGCTCTTTAGACAAATCATCATATGACTGGTCTAATTTTGATTTGATTATTGAGAACGCATCCATGACTATTGAAGAAAAGAATAAGTCAATATTACTATTTATATCCTCACTCTTTTCTAATATAATCGATCCAAAATGATTAAGTATTTTTTTCACTTTTTTAAGTGCATGTTAGGATCGCCGGAGATAGTTGCACCGACCCGTATAACTCCTGCTAAGTTTAGAATCAAAAAACCATTGATTCATAGCTATAGAAGCAAGGGCACTACAAAATAGGGATTTCGGAGTTAACGGTAGCAACTGACTTTTTGTCTGATACTTTAAGTTTCTGTGTTGGAATTCTTTTAATTGGACTACTAAACAAAGGTCTAGCAAATACAGCAATAGATGCTGTAGAGGTTCCTGTTTCTTTTAATTTAATCCATTCTTTAAAATTCATACTCCGCCTAAAGCTGGAGACCAGCCTGTTGTAAGAAAACTGGTTAATTCTTTTCTGTTTAAGTGATACCTTTTTTTATCTTGATAGCTAGATTTGTTAAGCTTATTACCAGATAAATAGCTTCTACTACCTGTTTGTGGTTTTAATCTTATATCGGCTCCTTGTGGCGATAATGATCCTTTAACAACTTCCCATGCTGAGAGCTTATACAGTATTTCTTTATTTGGGCTTCCTAAGCCAAAATGCGAGGAAATCCAAGGCTCTGTTTCTAATATTTTAACAAGATTGCTCCATTCAATTCCTTCTTCGTCGCCCAAAGCGGCAAGGTAGTCAGCTTTTTTTTGCTGTTCATGGAAAAAGAACGTTTTAAAACTACAGGCATTTAACATATTATATATATATAAGATAATAGGTTATTTAAAGGAATTATTAATGATTACTTGGGAAAACTTTTTTAATATATCTAATAGTTTAGACTCAGAAGGCTACACTTTATTTTTTAAAAAAAATGGAAATTATTATGTGGCTACCGAGGATAATAGGATTATATTTGCAAAAATTAAGTCGCATGACACGGAAGATATGACCGCAGATGAAAAAGTAAGTTTTGTTGCAAAAAATATCAGTACAAACAAAAAAGAAGTTTTCATTGAGAAAGACATGCCAGAAATAGAAGTTTGTGACAAAAAAGAAATAATAAAGCAAATATTGAAAAGTAGGTAAAATGTTTCCTTTTCAAAACAATGCTATACGACACTACGCCTGTTTTGTATGTGGTTTGAGCTACACTTGTTTTAAAGAGTTTACAGATCACATTGTAGAAAACCATGAAGAGGGCAGAGAATATATAAAATGCCCTCTTGAAAGGTGTGGAGCATGTGTAAGAGATTTAAGACAACATTTTTTAGTTAATCACAAAACAGAATCTATTCCAAAAAAAGGTCAATTGAAAGCAACGATATGGAAAGACCAAAATCATAAAACAGGAAAAATGACGCAGAGAAAGCCTAAGTTTAGAGAAGGCTATATGTATTCTGTAAAAAACGGCAAAGAGGTTCATTACAGATCCGGAATGGAGTGTGAAGTATATGAATGTCTGGAAGCTATGAATGATGTTGTAGGATACAAAGTAGAGCCGTTCGCAGTGCCATACAGTTTCCAAGGTGAGCCACACGAATACAATCCTGACTTGCAAATTTTTTTTAACAACAGAGTTGAAATATGGGAAATAAAGCCTTCCAATCAAACAAGCTTGCCTAAAAATAATGCAAAATGGGCAGCGTGCCAATACTTTTGTGAGGCAAGAGGATATAAATTCATGGTACTTACAGAAATTGGAATGAGTAAAATTAAAAAAGAAATAAAAAACCAAAATAACTAAAAACGACTTGATTGATAATCTTTTTTTTCATATATTATAATGATGAAATATTTGATTGGAGAAAATAAAAAAATAGGCATTATTGGCGATGCCATGATTGATGAATATTTCTTTGTTAATGTAAAAAAAATATCGCCAGAATTTCCAATACCGGTGATGCATTCAAAAACGGACAAATCTAAAATATGTCCTGGCGGAGCAGCAAATGTAGCACATCAGTTTTCTCATTTTAGCATTGAAGCTAAACTTTTATGTTTTTTAGATCAAGAGTCTAAACTGCAACTTGAAGAACATAACATAGATACGTCGTTATGTTTGATGATAGAAAATAATATACCAAGGAAAAGAAGGTTCTATAGCGAAAATTTTCCTACTTATCGATGGGACATTGAAGAAGAATTCTATGGAATGGATTCACAATCTATACTGGAATTATGTCAAGAGTTATACGATAAAAACTTACCTAGAATAGGGGAGTTTTCAGCATTAATATTCTCTGATTATGACAAAGGCGTTTGTGAGCACTATTTGCCGTCTTTGATAAAAAATGTTCCCATAACTGTAGTTGATTCCAAATGTAAGAATATTGAAAAGTGGAATGGATGTACCGTTTTTAAGCCAAACTACAAAGAAGCAATATCAATATCTGGCTGTAGCAACGCTATTGATGCTGGTATATGGATAATTAAAAAGATTAATTGTGAACATGTTGTCATAACAAATGAAGATAAATGCATAACGGTAATTTCTAATCAGGCAGAAGGAATCAAGGCAGTTGAGATATTTCCAGATTGCACAGCACCTCAGGCAGAATCGGTTATAGGTGCTGGGGATTGTTTTGTCGCATTTTTAACTATGGCTCTTGTTAGAGGAGCCTCAATACTAGAAGCATCTAAAATAGCATTAGAAGCGGGTTTGATCTATGTGCGTAAAAAGTACAATGAGCCAATAAACAAGCTTGATTTAGTTGGCAAAGATAAAGTTGTAAACGCTTCCGATTTGAGAAGAAGAGACTTTAAATTAGTTTTTACAAATGGGTGTTTTGACTTATTGCATACCGGACATATTGAGCTTCTTAACTTTTCTAAGTCAAAAGGAGAGAAACTAGTAGTAGGAATTAATACAGACAGAAGTGTTTCTCAACTAAAGAAGGGTAGACCTATACAGTCCTTATGTGATAGAATAAAAGTGTTATCATCTTTAGAATCAATAGACTATATTGTTGTTTTTGATGAAAAAACGCCTCTTAACATTATCCAAGAAATACTTCCGGATGTAATTGTTAAAGGTTCTGAATACAAAAAAGAGGATATTGTAGGTGCTAGCCACGCAGCAGAGGTTTGTGTTTTTCCGATGGTGTCAGGTTTTTCAACAACGAATTTAATTTCACAAATAGTAGAAAAGGTAAAAAATGATTAAACTAGTAAAAATAGTCACAGGGGAAGACATCGTTGCAGATATTGAATTGATTGATGATGAATTATTTGGCAAAAGTATAAAAATGAAAAAACCACAAAGGTTTATGATGACAGCGGAAGGCATAGGATCTATTCCACTTATGCCTCTTAGTAGTGATGAAAGTTATACTATTGGTATAAATCATGTTGTTTTAATATCAGAGCCAGATGCAGATGTTAAAAATGGATACAGTAGCCAATACGGCAGTGGCATTGTCTTAGCTTCAAATAACAAAAAAATTATTCAGTGATAAAATGATATTTCGGTTTCCGGGCGGTAAAAGCCGAGTGGCGAAATTGATAGTCTCAAAAGCACCAAGTGTAATAAAGGATTATCGAGAGCCATTTTGTGGTGGCTCATCTGTATTTTTTGCTATTCAGCCAATAAGCAGATGGATTAATGATATTGACCCACATTTAATGAGCGTATATCTGGCACTAAGAGATAGACCCACTGAATTCATAGAAATGTGTAAAAAAATAAAACCTCAAAAGCAAGGTGAAAAACTTACTTCGGCTCGTCCTGGTGGGAAAAAAATTTATAACGCTCGTCTAAAATCTGTATTTGATAAATTGTCTTTTGATGATAAGTGCGATCAAGCTTTGCGGTATTTATTTGTAAATAAAACAGTTTTTGCAGGCAGAACAAATTATGACATGCCATCTAGAATGTATTTTTCTAATCCTTCTGGATGGAATATTGTAAAAGGCAATAAACTAGAAAAAGCAGCAGAGCACTTGAAAGATGTTAATATTACTGTAGGCAGTTACGAACAATTGCTTTCTACACCAGGAGAAGATGTGTGGATATATGCTGATCCTCCGTACTTGGTTAATACAAATTTGGCTCGAAGTTCACAATTGTACAGATATGGTTTTATGCTTGAGGATCATGAAAAATTTAGAGATGCTGTTTATAAGTGCAAACATAAAATATTGATTAGTTATGATGATGATGAAGGAGGAGTGATACGAAAATTGTTTAGCAACTTCAATATTGAATCTGCTTCTTGGACATATTGCGGCACATCTAGTGCTAAAAATCAATCTAAAACTAAGAAAAAAGGAAAAGAACTTTTTATTACAAATTATTAAAGGTTATAATATGAGCAGCTTAACACACAGAATGGACAACAGATCTAAAGAAATATTTTCAGAAAATATAAAGGATTTCACAGGCAGGGAACAGGACTGGATAAGGATATACGCAGCAGATTTATGCTCTAGAGGAGAGTCAGTAGAGATATGTAATTATGGAGTAGACAATACCGGTGGCTTGATAGCAGGCAATCTATGCAATAACAACGCAGATAATTTAATTATAATCAACGGAAAGACTTATAAAGTAGATATTAAGACAATCCCAGAATGGTCTACAACTTTTACATTTAAAACATTTCTTTTACAGGATTATATCAATCAAGGTGCTTGTATTTTAGTGCCTAGAATGAATTTATATTATGTAATGAGTCCCACTTCAATGCGAGATATGTTAAAATCATTTGAACATATGATTTATAGGTCTTTTTCTCCAAATGATAAAGCCATAAGATTTGGTCAAGCAGAGATGGACCAATATGTTTTCAAAGGACATGTTAGAACAAGAAGCTGGACTCCAGAAGCTTGTGCATTAATAAAACAGCACCGCAATAGTTTGTTCAAGAAAAAAAATATCGGTTAGTTCAATCATAGTGTTCTAAACCATTTTCATCAATATAGTGCAAAACCCAACCGTTTATATGCCTTCCACAAGAAACCCCTAAAGGGGACTGGGCATAATACGTTGGTGACGTATTGCAAAGGAGATTTTTACTATGGCTAGAAAAAGAATGTTAATAAACAAGAAGGCAACAAAAATGTTGTCTGGGGGTTGTTTCTTTTGTGGTATGGATGATTATGCCTGTCTTCACTGTCATCGGATTATAGCTGGTGAATCAAATGGAATTTATAGTGATTTCAACACACTTGTTGTTTGTTCTAATTGTCACAACAAAATACATGACCATCAAATTATAATTGATAGAAAATATATGTCTACTAATCGACGAGGATGGATATTACATTTTTGGGAAAATAAAAAGGAATTATGGAAATAATTCAAAATAATTTACTCATTGCCACTATCTATACTTACAATAATACTTAGAGATGTCTAATAGGAGTTATTTGTGGATATTGAACAAATTTGTATTTGGTTAAAATCTGGCACAAGTTTAACTAAAATTGCAAAAAAGTGCGGTTGTGACAGGTCTGTAATTCGTCGTATTTGTGTTGCACACAACCTTAAAGTGCCAAAGTCAAATAAAGAAAAACTTGTGTTGCAACAAGATGAGATAAATAAGGTGGTTCTTCTTTATAATCAAAATTTTACATTAAAGCAAATTTCTGATGTCATTAAGTCTAATAGACCCAGAGTTAAAAAAGCATTGCAATTAGGTGGCATTAAGTTACGCAAGAGAACAACTATTGATATTGATGAAACTTTTTTTCAACAAATAGATACTCAAGACAAGGCGTATTCATTAGGTTTCATTTTTGCCGATGGATGCGTGTACGACAGCAAAGGTAAATTGACTGGATTTAGAGTGCAAATTAAAGAAAATGACAGGGCTATATTAGATTACATTAAAAAATGTCTTGTTACTGATTATTCAGTAAAATTGGTCCCCCGAACTGATTGTGGCGACCAAGTGTCGTTATGTATCACGAATGTTATTTTGGCTAACCAACTTGTCACTCTTGGGTGCGTTCCAAGAAAAACTAAAATAGTTAAATTTCCGAACATTAAAGTTTGTTTATTGAGGCATTTCTTACGAGGGTATTTTGATGGCGATGGCTGCATACAAAATTCTCATAAATATTATGTCTATCCGTGTGTAACGATTTGTGCTTCTTATGATTTTGCAAAAAAATTACAAGAAGTTTGTTTAGATGAGTTTGGTGCAAAAAGTTATTTGAGATTCAACAGGAATATTTGGAAAGTGTCATTCAATAAAAGAAACGCTATGTTATTTATGAATTATATTTACCAAGGGGCAAATTTCAGTCTTGAACGCAAATACAATCGCTTTTTGTTTTTTAAACAATATTATGAAAATGCTGGCTATGGTAAAATATGGCGTCCTATTAGACAAAAGGCTTGGAATGAATTGAAGAATATTGAAAAAATATTGAAACAATATTGAAACAATGAATGGCTAAAATTGTTTATTATCGGCAGTGCAACCAACTCTTCTTGGTAATTTTATTGATTAATTTTTTGCGTCTTGACATGATATCACATAAGTAAAACTATACCTACATGATAGATATATTGAATTAAATTTCAACAAAGGAAAATTATATGAATTATTGTTTTGTAGGAGCTGTGTATGTCAAGAAGTTCGTAAACATCACAACTGCAAAAATAGCACTTTTTATCTGATAGCTTTTTTATTCTTTTGTTAATTAGCTTTTTTTTCAAGAGAATTCAATTCCTGCTTCTTCAACTTTTTTACTAGAAAAAAGTCAACTTTGCTCATTTATTTTTCTTCTTTTTAGTATAGTGCCAGTTTTTCCAATCTTTAGAGCAATTTCTGCAATTATCAGATGTTTGTACTTGTTTGCTAAACATTCTTTGAGGGAATTTTGCTATATCGCTGGTGATTGTGCTGCTTAAATTCACAGAGGGAGCAGGAGTAGTCTGAGCTGCTGTTGCCGCCGCCACAGGAGCGGATTCCGCCTCTTCTTTCAGTCTTATCCAGTCTATAAATTTCATAAAACAAATTCCTCTTAATAACTATATATTTATGCAATTATTCAGAAAATGCATAATTCCAAACTTGCTTGTACATTATAAGAAGAGAAAAAATGAAAAAATTTAATGAGTTTGTTAAGATGAGGCAACAAGAGCTTCAAGAAAACTTGGTTATTAAAAAAAGGTATACTCAAGATAGAAAACTTGTGTTTGTTGTTGATAGTGATCTAGCTGACAAATCTGCCGCTGGGTATGAAACCTATAAAAATAAACAAAAAATTAAGTCCCTAGGATTTAGATGGGACAAAGAAATAAGCAAGTGGGTTTCTGTTCAACAATACGAACCAGAAGAATTAATAGTTGCTTTGCCACAAATAAGGCAAAAATTAAATCAATTAAATAAAAATTTTAATCCACCATCGCCAGAAGAACCTGATGTGGAAGAGCATGCGGATTTAGGAGTGTCAGAAAAACTCAAAGAAAGATTTCAAGATCTAAAGAAAAAAATTCTAGAAAGTCGAGGCTCGGAAGAAATCAACCAATTTCTTAATTTTAGAAAAAAATTCACACATAGATCTTTTAATAATCAAATGTTGATTTGGATTCAAAAACCAAACGCAACACATGTCGAAGGTAAAAACACATGGAAAGAAAAATTTGGTAGAATGCTTAAGCTTGGTTCAACAGCTATTAAGATATATGTCCCAATTACGTATAAAGCAAAAAATGGAGAAGAAGACGCTCCTATAAGAGATACTAACGCAGATGAAACCAAACTTGCCGGATTTACATTGGGAAATATCTATGACATTTTAGACACAGTACCCATAGTAGGAAAAGAACATATGTATGTTCCAACTCCTAAGTGGTATGATGAAGAAACTCCTGACGAGTCAACAAGATACATTTATGATGCCTTGCTTGATTTTGCAAAAGAAAAAAACATAGAAGTCTCAGTCAGTGCAAAAGGTTTAGATGGAGCTAGGGGAGTTAGTAGAAAAGGATCCATTCAATTATTGCAAGAAAACATAAGCACAATGATTCATGAATTGACTCATGAAATTTTACACACAGCAGAAAAAAGAACTGGACTGGCTAAAGAAATACTCGAATTGCAAGCGGAAGGAGTAAATTATTTTGTTTTGGGTCATTACGGACTCCCGAATGCACATTCCATAGTGTATATGACATTATGGAAAATAGATCCTGATAACATAAGAGAAAATGAAGAAATAATACTAGAAACCACCCGCATGTTTATTGAATATATTGATAAAAAAACAATGGAAGTAAAGTCTGAAGAAGAACCAAAAGCGGAATCTTTCAAATCATTTTTATTAAAAAATTATTAATATTATTAATTAAGCTATATAGTATAGCTTCATGAGTGGAAGCACAGACAAAGGAGTTAAATTTGATTACTTTTTTAAAATGGCTTGAATGTAGATATATAAAAGAAGATTCATATGTAAACTTCAATTTACAAAAGCAAGGATCTATAGCAGGAGCATTGGCTGGTGCTGGTGAGAAGCCAAATGCTAGTAATGTTGCAAGAGCCGTATTAAAGGATCCAAAATTTCAAAATGCTGCCCGAGCATTATCTGGATTAAAGCCTGATCCAATCACCATACAAAAAGATGTGGACACCTTTATGCGAACACAGGCAAAGAAGCAACCAATCAAGCAACAAATTGTCTAATTTCACAGTGTGAAATGGATAGGATGCAACATTTCGCAGTTCTTAACTAGTTTATAGTATGATTTCTAGTTTAGGCAAAGGATTAAATATATTAATATCTTGTGACCATAGTTTTGGTCACAATTGGATGTCATATTTATGTTATTACTCTATTTTTAAAAACCTTCCAGAAGCTAAGGTTTTTGTATTATGCAGAAGAAGAAACGTAACAGGAAGTTTATTTCTTTGGACAAAAAAGTTTAATGTTCCTTTTAAAATGTATAATGGGGAATATGATATTGGCAACTTATCAGGCATTAAAGATGTGCCTTTGTTAATTACATCGCCAGAAGTTATAGCAATAAGAGACTTTGAAGAGGCGAAACAAGATCAGAATATATTAAATGATAGACATTTTTTAGTTCAAACTAATTTTTTATGCGAAGCTAAAGAAGATACAATGTGTGTTTTTTCTTCTTATTTAAATGGTTTTGGTAATTTTGTTACATCCGAGTGGATAGATAATATGAATTGTCCACTTGTGTCATCTTTTTCAAAACGTTTTTTTCACAATGGAATGAATTCTAATGAAGTACGGATGGCGGATATTTGGAAAGAAAGTATTAGTTTGTTTCAAACAATATCGACAGGAAAATTATGAAAAGATTTAATTTTGATGAGGAGGATTCAGGTTCCGAAGGTAATTTTTATGATCATGAACCGCCAGAATCAGAAAACACTATTACTCCTGATGAATATAGAGATATTTTAGAACAAGAATTAACTTTATTTGAAGCTAAGCTTGAACATATGGAGCAAAGAAAAAATCATATTCTACTTAGAGAATCTATTCAAATATTAAAAAATTCTTTTTGGTGGAAATTTCATACAGTTCATACTAGATTAGATTATATCGATAAGACTTTTAACAAATTAAAAGAATTAATTAAGTTTGAAAAAGAAGAATAAGGTTTTGGAAACAAGTTTTTTGTTTTCGCACAATATTTCTTAAAAAGGCAGGTGTATTATTCCTCTATATGAATTTCAATGTAAAAACAAAAAATGCAATAAAACATATGAGGAACTAGTTTCCTTAAATGAAAAGGATAAATATCCTAAGGTTGAATGCCCACATTGTGGGTCACATAAAAAATGCAAATTAGTATCTTCTTCAGGATTTCAATTTACTAATCCTGAAGGTACAGGTCGCTGGACAAGTGAATCTGGTGGACATGATTATAGATTCAAACATAATCTTCCTTCCGTGATAAAACAAAGGAAGTCCGCAGAAATCGCACAAAAAACAAAAGATCCTTATAATAAAATAAATGATATTAATAAAAATAGTTCTTGGACAAACTAAATTCTAAAATTGTTAGTAGTTCACTATATTAATTTCGTGGCTTGATCGAGTCAATTTGTTTTTGTATGATGCGTTTATCACACCAGAAATTTTAGTACTAATTCAAAATGGGAAAAATATCATGACTGAACAAAACACCTTAGAAAAACTACTAAGTATTTTTAACAAAGATGTGTTTAAATCTTTAAACTCAGAAATGAGTTTTATTGAATATCTGGAACTAGTAAAACAAAAGCCATATCTTGCTAGAAATTCTTGGCAAAACATTTATGAAATGATAATGGAAAAAGGAAGTTCTACTGTTGAAGAATACAGAAAAACTTATGTACATTATAATTTTTTTGATGATGCGGAACTACCAATTGTTGGTTTGATTCCGATGAAAGATGCACTTGTAAAGTTTATAAAAGGAGCTGCTGGAGGATACGGTGCTGAGCGTCGTATTTTGCTTCTACACGGTCCTGTTGGAAGCTCCAAGTCCACAATCTGCCGACTTCTTAAAAGGGGTCTTGAGCGATTCTCGCAAACCGATGATGGAGCTTGGTATTCATTCAAGTGGGTTAATTTGCCAACAGGACCTGATGGTATTTACACCGACACAGAATGTGCATGTCCTATGCATGAACAACCATTAAAGCTTTTGCCGTTAGAAATTAGAAAAGTTTTTATGGCAGAGTTAAACAGAATATTTGAGGAAACGCTACCAGAAAACAGAAGAACTGATTCTTATACTTTAAAGTGTAATGATGAATTAGATCCTTTATGCAAAAAGTTCATGGGATCATTGCTTAAAAAGTATGAAGGAGATCTAGAAAAAGTTTTAGTTAATCATATTCGTGTAATTAGAAAAGTTTATAGCGAGGCTGATCGCTGTGGAATTGCAACATTCCAACCAAAGGATGAAAAGAATCAGGACAGCACTGAGCTAACAGGAGATATTAATTTTAGGCAAATTGGCAACTTTGGTTCTGACTCAGATCCTCGAGCATTTTCTTTTGATGGCGAATTTATGGCTGGTAATCGAGGGCTAATAGAATTTATAGAAGTATTGAAGTTAGACACAGCATTCTTGTATGACCTTTTAGGAGCGAGTCAAGAACAAAGTATTAAGCCAAAGAAATTCGCACAGGTTAGTATCGATGAAGCAATTTTTAGCCATACAAATGATCCAGAATTTCAGAAGCTAAAGAGCAATCAGTATATGGAAGCATTCCGTGATCGAACAACAAAAATTGATGTTCCATACACTTTAAAGTGGTCGGAAGAAGTGAAGATACTAGAGAAGGACTATGGTCCAAATAAGGTAAAGCAACATATAGCACCTCATACACTAGAAATAGCTGCTCTTTTTTCTGTACTTACTCGAATGCTAGATGATAAAGATGGGAAGCTTTCTTTAATAGAAAAAGCCGAGCTTTATGATGGACGGCTTCTGCCGGGATGGACAGAAGATGCTGTTAAAGAAATGAAAGACAAGTATCCAGATGAAGGAATGGCGGGCGGAGTTAGTGTGAGATACTTACAAGACAAAATATCTAATTGTTTAGCAAACAATCATGAATATGTGAATATGTTTATGGTTCTAAATGAGCTAAGAGATGGATTGGAAAATTCTTCTCTTCTAACGAATAAAGAACAAGTCGGTAGATACATTACTTGCGTGGATTTAGCACTGAAGAAGTTAACAGAAATTCTTAAGGCTGAGGTTCAAAAAGCACTTGTTGGTGACGAAGATGCAATTATCAGATTGTGCACCAATTATATTGACAACGTGATGGCTTATATTAATAAGTCTAGGATCAAAGACCCAATAACAGGTCAGGACAGAAAACCTGACGAGAGATTAATGCGTCAGATTGAGGAAAAGATTCAAATACCCGAAACAGGTGCAGAAGATTTTCGTCGCCAGATGGCTGCATTTATTGGTGATTTAGCACACAAACAAAAGCAATTTAGATGGGATTCAAACCCAAAATTAAGAAAAGCTTTAGAAGCAAAACTTTTTGAAGATGTTAAGGACACCATAAAGCTATCCGCTCTTAATGTGAGTGGAGCAACTGTTGTAGATAAAGATATTCAAGAAAAAATAGATGCTATCAAAACCAGACTGATCAAACAGTATGGATACAACGAAAGGTCTGCTACCGATGTTTTGGACTTTGTTGGTAGTATATTTGCTCGTGGAGATTTAGCTGAGGAAGAAAATTAATTGGTAGGGGCAGAGTTATTCTGTGGGCAAGGTGTGTAAGTTCACCTTTTTTGGGGCTCTGCCCCTACTGGAAAATGAAAATTAAAATGAAAAACCATTGGTTGGGTACTGCGAAAAAAAAGAGAATCGTCAATAAAATTGATGATGCTGGTCTAGAGGTATGGAGTGAAGATGGAACTTTTGGTGACTTTTTTAAAAGATTAACCAAACAAGAAAAAGATTTTCTTATGCACCTTAATCTTTCCGATTTTGTTTGCGAAATAGATGATAATAAGTTTATTTTTGAATTGGTTTGTTTAGATTAATTGATAATTTAAATTTAAAAAGGTGAACCTTGCCTAGAAGAATTGAAGAAGATTGGAAAGACTTCCGAGACGTTGTAGGGGGCAAGATAAGAAAAGCCCTTAAAAAGTTTATAAAAAGCGGACAGATTGTTCGTAACCGTGGTAAAAACGGAAAAATATCTATCACAATTCCAAAAATAGATATTCCCCATATTGTTTACGGATCGGGCGACGACGGCGTTGGAAGAGGAGAAGGTAAAGATGGGGATGTGATCGGAAAAGACGAACCCAAGAAAGGCAAAGGGTCTGCTGGGCAAGGTGAATCCGAGGGAATTACCATTAGCCTAGATCTAGAAGATGTTCTTAAATTTATGCAGGAAGAACTAAAGCTTCCAAATTTAAAGAAAAAAACAAATGAAACTTATGATGAAATAAAAATAAAATATAACAATATCTCTTTAATTGGTCCAGAGTCACTGCGGCACAACAGACGCACTCTAATGCAAACATTAAAGAGACAAGCTGTAGAAGGAACGTTGAGCGATCTTTCTTACGTTCCAGGACTAAAAGATCCTGTAAGAATTCTTAAGCCAATAAATGAAGATAAAAGGTACAGACAGTTTAATGAAATAAAAATACCATCAAGCAATGCTCTTATTGTTTTTGCAAGAGATGGATCTGGTTCTATGGACGCTACGAAATGCGATATTGTTTCTGATATGAGTTGGTGGATAGATACGTGGATAAGAAGGTTTTATGATCGAGTGGATCGATTATACGTTTGGCATGATTCTAGTGCCATGGAAGTAGATGAAGATAAATTTTATAAATATAGATTTGGCGGCGGAACAACCTGTAGCAGTGCTTTAAAGTTTATTTCTAAACAATTTGAAAATAGGTATCCTACAAACAAATGGAATATCTATGTTTTTTATTTTACAGACGGTGAAAACTGGACTGATGATAACCAAGTTTTTATTTCAACTTTAGAATCAGACTTTGGACCAAATGTTGTTAATTTTACAGGTATTACTCAAATACTTTCTTCTGTTACAACCGGAAGCGTTAAGCATGATGTGGATCAAGCAATAAGACAAGGAAAACTAGAGCGTGATTATGTGAGAACTGTTTCTATTGGAGAAGGTTCTACGGCTGGTTATTGGAATTCTTCTGCACTAAGTGAAGAAGAAAGAAATAAACAAATAATGAATGCAATAAAATCGCTTTTAGGGAATAACGAAGAAGATGCTTCTTATCCTTAAAAATAATATAATTACAAAAAAATTTTAGCTATGACTCAAGATGATTCAAGAGAAAAACAAATAATTAAATTATGTCAACTTACTAAGGTTGACAGCAGATATTTACACGACGCAGAAGATAAAAAAGGCAATATGTTTGAAGTTAAAACGCTTACTTCTCCATACAAAGGCATATCAACAGCTAGGCAAGTACATGTTAAAAAAATCAATAAATGGAGACAAAGATATTGGTTGTTTGCTAAAGGCAAGAAAAATACAAAAGGAATGAAAATAGAAGATCTGTATATTCATCATCCAAATTCACTTGAACCTTTTTTTATGAAATGTGAAGAAAGAATTAATAAAGCTATTCGTGCATGTTCTTGCTTGATTAAAGCTGCAAAAAAGATTAATATGCCTATAAGAGAAATCAAAGAAGTGCTACGCATAATAGAAACTGGTGCACGTTTGGACAATCCTACAATTTCACAAAAGTTGATGAAATCTGGTTTTAGGCTATCCACCAAAAATAGTAAAACGTTAAAAAAAGAAATGAACTTTTTTGTAGCAAAATACCCATTGAGAAAAACTAATGTCAAATAAATTTTTGCATGGATCTCCTATTCTTTTAGGAGATAATACTGTTCCAGGCGTGCAGCTTTCTAAAGAGCTAAAAGAGCTAGCACCAAAGATATTACAGTCTTGTAAAGATTGGGGTCTAGATTTTTATCCAACAGTAGTTCAGTTGCTAACATACGACGAAATTAGCGAAATAGCAGCATATAATGGATTCCCTGTTCGTTTTCCACACTGGTCGTTTGGTATGGAATACGAAGAGTTACAACGTGGGTATGAGTTCGGACTTTTTAAAATATATGAAATGGTAATCAATTGCTGTGAACTTGATGCTCCGGTTTTGACTAAGCGGGGTACGGTTCTAGCTGGAGATGTAGTGGCTGGCGATCAGGTTATTGTTGGAAATGAAACTAGGAATGTTGTTGGGATAAAAAGACAAGATGCCTCTAAAACTAAGAAAATTTGTTTGAAGTATGGTCAAACATTAGTATGTACGCCAAATCACAAATGGCGTGTTCTTTCTAATAATGGTTTGATCTGGAAAAAGGCATCGGATGTTGTGCCTGGTGACATTTTTGTAGGAACTGATTCATATGAAAGTAATTGGGATGCACCAAGAATTGATTGGTCATCCGAACAAGTTTTTGAATCAACAAGTCCCAACATTAGGCATTGTATTAAAGAAATTTATCCACCGAATCATATTACGATAGAATTGGCGGAACTTCTTGGAATTTTGGTTGGAGATGGGTCGATAGGAGTAAAGTCTGCTGAAAATATGTTAACCATTGCTGTTGGTAAAAAACACAGGACATATGCAGAACATGTTGTAGATTTATTTAAAAAGGTATTTGGAGTTGTTGCAGAGATTTACGAAAAGCCAAATTGTTTCACTGTAACATTATGTTCAAAAAACGCAGTTGATTTTGTTGATTCGATTGGTTTAAAGAAAGGTAAAACATTTAAAGAAAAAATAATTCCAGATATTATTTGTAAGTCTCCTCCTGCCTATAGATGTGCTTTTCTTCGTGGTTTGTTCGATACTGATGGATATGTAACTAACCATGTTGGTTTTAGTTGTTACAATAAAAAATTAGCAGATGATGTTCAGATTATGCTTTCGGAAATGGGAATTCTTTCTAATTTAAAAACATTAAAAAATGGTAAGGGCAAAAAAGGTGATCAAAAATATATTAATGTTGTTAAAATTCAAGGAATTTGGGCTGAAAATAAATTTTACAATAGAATAGGTTTTGTATTTGAATATAAGCAAGAATCACTTAAAAAACTACTTGATAGAAAATTTTGTCGTGGTTCTGGAATAGAGTTACCATACATTCAACGACAATTGATTATGTGGGCAAAAGATATTGGTATCACAACATATAAAAACCATAGTCTTGGCTATTCTATTAAAAAGTTTGAGAAAAAAAATGTCGGGATTAATTCTTGTTCGTCATTTGTACAGAGAGCAGAAGAACAAGGATTAATTGTTCCAAATTATATTAAAGATATTATTTCAAATCCTTTATTTGTTGTTGATAGTGTTACCGAAGGAGACGAGATCGAAACCGTTGATATTGCACTGGATCATGATGCTCATGATTTTATTGCGTATGGATTGATCACACACAATACAAATCCTTGTTATATTTACTGCTTGAGTAGCAACACTCTTTTGGACCATTTGACTGTTATTGCACATGCCACAGGGCATAATGACTTTTTTAAGAACAATATACATTTTAGTGCCACAGATACAAATATGCTTAATAAAATGGCAAACCATGGCACAAGAATTAGAAATTATATGTCTCGTTGGGGAAAAGAAAGAGTCATAGAGTTTCTTGATTGGGTTATGAGACTGGAAACTTTAATTGACGGAGCAGAAGCATGGTCTGATAAAATTTCAAAGAATGTTATCGTGCAAGACGAAAGAGTTTATAGACAACCAAGAAGGCTCACAGTCAATAAAGAAAGAATGTATATGGAGCCTTTTATAAACACACAAGAATTTCGCCAAAAAGAGAATGAAAAAATTCATCAAGAAGACATTGAAGAAGAAATAGGTATTTTTAAGGAGCCAACAAAAAATATTTTGGGATTTTTAAGGGATAACGCACCGCTCAAACCATGGCAAGCTGATATTATCTCTATGCTTTATGACGAGGCAATGTATTTTTTCCCACAAAGACAAACTAAGACCTTAAACGAAGGATGGGCTTGCGGGAAAAAGGACACTCTTGTTTGTAGCAATTTTGGTATTTTGACTTTGGGAGAAATAGTTGAAAATAGAATGCAAGTCACCATTTACGATGGAGAGAAAGAAAGAAAAGTTACGAATTGGTTCACTTTTGAAAATCGAGATGTGTATCGTATAGAAACTCGTCGTGGATATGTTTTTGAGGGATCTAATAACCATCGTATTATGGGCAGGTATGATTGGATTCGTATGGACGAAATGTCCGTTGGACAGGTATTGGAGTTGTCTTTTTCCGATATCTGGCAGAATGACTTGCAAGAGGTTAAGTACGAGGTACCAGAAAAAAGAATTGAACTTAATGAACTTGCCGAAATGGCATCTGTTTCAAAATATAAAGTGATTTATAGGAAATATCAATACAAAGGTGAAGAAAAAAATGATTCTTTAGGAACTTTGATTAAAGAATATGACAATCAAAAAACTACTTTTATGAGAAACAAGAGGAACATTATTAGTGTTCCTGAATATATGAATGAAGACTTTGCTTCATTTATTGGATACATGATTGGTGATGGTCATATTTCTTTAGTTAAAAGAACTATGGGTTTAACATCTGGAGATAAAGAGCAAATTGATCATTACGCTACTTTGCTGAGTACCCTATTTGGATTAGAATGTAAGGTAAAATGGGATGGATCATCAAAAAATGGTAGATATAGGGCTGCTGTATACTCTAAAGATTTGGAAGAACTCCTTGTTCATCTTGGTATGAAAACAGGGGTTTGTGCTAGACTTAAAAACATACCAGAAATTATATTGAAATCACCAAAAAGTGTGGTTGCGGCATTCATCCGATCTTATTTTGATTGCGATGGTTATGCGGGGACTGCAGGGGTAATACTCTCCACATCAAGCGAAAGCATGTCCAGACAAATTCAGAATGTGCTTTTGAATTTTAAGATTCTCTCTACAAGAAGAAAACAAAAGGATTCATGTTGGCATATTCGGATGACCGGCTCAGAAGCTGTTAAATACGAAGAACAAATTGGATTTGGTTTACAAAGAAAAAAAGACAAATTAAGGAAATACATCTCTAGTCACAAATGGTTTGTGAAACAAAAACTTGAAAATAAAATTGTTTCTGTCGAAAAAATTGGAAAAGATACAGTTTATGATATTACGGTAGAAACAAGCAATATGTATTCAGCTTGTGGATTCATAAATCATAATAGCACAACAGACTCAGTAATCATGGCAGAACAGGGGTTTGCTTCTCTTGGGCAAAAAAGTCATGATTGTGGAATTGTAGAATATTCTGAGCATAAAATGGGCGTTTTAGGTGGTAAGTATTCTATGAATCCTTATAAACTTGGGTATTATTTATTATCCGATATTCGTGATAGATGGGATAAAGGGAGATTTGGCTCTGAATGGGACGAATGCACTAATATTCATCAAAAAGAATCTTGGGATGTTAAAACTAATTTAGGAAAAGAGAAAATATTTGAGGTAAGAAAGTATTATGATGATTTAACATTTATACATGAATTCTTCACAGAAGATTTTTGCAGAACACAAGAATATTTTTATTGGACTCACTATCCTAATGGTGAGTTTCGTTTAGAAAGTAGAGATTATAAGAAAATAAAAAGTCTTTTAATGAAAAGGCACTTAAATGGAGGTCAGCCAGAAATAAAGCTCACAGAGCCCAATTATAGGGGTAAAGGGGGCATGATGTTGCAGCATCAGTTTGATGGACGAACTTTATACGAGCCTTACGTATCAGACGTTTTAGTGGCTTTAAGAGCTATTTGGGGAAATGATGTTTATTTGTCAACGCAAGACAAAGATGGTAATGAAAAGGTCTATTGCTGTTATGGCACTGATCCAATAAAAGATATTGAAGTTGTAAGCAGAGAAGAGCACACAAAAAATGGCTAAAAAACGATATATACAAAGCAAGGATAAAAAACCTTTAGATGGTAAATTGGAGGAAAATATGGAAAAAAATGAGTATCTTTTGACAGAAGAATTTGTTGAATTTTCAAAGAAAATATCTCAAATATTTGAAGACAAAAAAATTAAAAAATTAGAACTAAAAACTTTTTATGAGAAGGTTCAATTAGAACTAAAAGCTTTGGAAGAAGAAGCAAAAACTTTAGAATTGGCTTTTGAAGAATTCAAAAAAAGCAAAGAGCAAGTATTTTAGTAGCACACTATGATACTATCATAGATCGCATTCCGTTGGAGCACAAACCAATGTGGAATTTCGTTGAATCCTGTTGACATTAAAGTATATTTTTGTTAGAATTATTAGCAAACAATTGTATTTTCGCCCGTTTATTCACTTGCAACAAAGGGACTAAAAATGATTACTATAATGAACCTGCCAGATTCTTTAAATTTTCTCATAAGAAATGATGTTGTTTTTGAGGAAATTAAAAAAGATTTTCCAGAAATATTAGCTGACTTAGTTTCTTATAGAAGCAATCCAAACTGTTCCTGTAGAGGTAGAGTTTTTAAATTCTTTACAGAAGCACTACAAAAGGACTCAACGGTTTTAAATAAGTATGTTAAGAATCAAGAAGAACTAGCAGAAATAATAAAATCTGGAAACGAACAAAGACAAGCAAATAATTACAATGGAAAAGTTTTCATTATAGACAAAACTCAAACTGCATGGAGTGAATTTTCAAAAACTCTTGCGGGCAAATCATTCAGAGGGTTTAGCGTAGCAGAACGAGACGACGCAGTAGCTGTATACTTTTTATAAATCATGGACTAATTATGGAAATAATTATTTATCTTTTATCGTCCCTAGGAATTTGCTACGCATGGCATGATACAGAAGTTAGCACACCAATAAGGAATAAGGTGGCAACCATTCCTTATTTAAATAAAGTATTATTGTGCCATGAATGCTCAAGTTTTTGGTTCAGTTTAATTCTTAGCTTATTCATTAATCCTGTAGAGGAATACAGCTATCCAATAGTTAGTAATATTTTAAGTGCATTTTGTGGGTTTTTTATAAATCTTTACTTTAGTCGTAACCACATTATTTCTATTCACGAGTGAATGAACTAGCATTAAAACATTTTAATTTGTGAAGTGTTTTTAAGTTTTCGTGCTTGGATTTGAACAATTTTTTGTTGTGGTTTATTATAACTTTCCATAAGAGACTCTATAGTTTTTGAGCTATTGTCTCCTAATAAGTTTAATATTTTAGATTCAATCATATCTTGTGTGTAATCCCCAGCACCATCATATCCTTTTCCTGACCATAATTTCAAAAAAAAGACGCAATGAGAAGGACCATTCCGAACACGTACCTTTACAGTTACTATTTTATGATAATTGTTGTCGGTTAATATAATTTCTAGATCAGAACAAACAACAGGTTCGTATGTTGTGATAACTCCATCTCGATTTGTAGGCGGTGGAGTGAAAGTTATTGGGTTAGTAAGAATCATAATATATGTATTTATAATTTTTAAAAAAATATGAAAAGAGGAATTGACAATTAGTCAAAGATGATATAAGTTGTGAAATAGCCAGAATCAAGTGAAAATCATAACTGTAGATTTTTGTAAGTTTTGACTACCGGAGATTTTCATGTTGGATATTGAAGAAAAAATTAAGAGAATAATTCTGGAACAAGTAGGAATAGAGGTCACAAAAGCAACTCTGCTGGCAGAGATTGTAGAAGATAGTTTAAGCAAAATAGATTTACTTTTTCATATTGAGAAAGAATTAGATAAAAGTATTAGTCAAGATGAAGTATTAAATTTAGAAACGGTTGGGGATTTAGTAGAAGCAATGACACCATGAATATTAGGAAAAAAGACACTACAGAAACGTTCATTGAAAAATCGGAAAAGACGCATGGGAAGAAATATTGTTATGATAAAGTAAAGTACGTAGGCTCCAGAACAAAAGTTAGTATAATTTGCAATGAGTTTGTAGATGGTGTAAAAGTAGGGTGTGGAATTACTTTTTCGCAAACACCAGGAGACCATATTCGAGGGCAGGGATGTCCGAGCTGTAAAAACAAAGACACTACAGAAACGTTCATTAAAAAATCGGAAAAGAAGCATGGGAAGAAATATTGTTATGATAAAGTAAAGTACGTAGGCTCACAAATAAAAGTTAGTATAATTTGCAACGAGTTTGTAGATGGTGTAAAAGTAGGGTGTGGAATTACTTTTTCGCAAAGTCCAAATAGCCATATTGGAGGGCATGGATGTCCAAATTGTAACATTGGTATAAAAGACACTACAGAAACGTTCATTGAAAAATCGGAAAAGAAGCATGGGAAGAAATATTGTTATGATAAAGTAAAGTACATCAACGCCAGAAAAAAAGTCCGTATAATTTGTAAAAAGATTGTAGATGGTGTAAAAGTAGGGTGTGGAATTACTTTTTCGCAAACACCAAATGGCCATATTAAAGGGCATGGATGTCCGAACTGTAAAAACAAAGACACTACAGAAACGTTCATTGAAAAATCGGAAAAGAAGCATGGGAAGAAATATTGTTATGATAAAGTAAAGTACATCAACGCCAGAAAAAAAGTCAGTATAA